GCCCAGCCGGGCCGTACATGACCGGCACCGGTAACGCGACGGCGCCCAACGGTACTGGCAATTGCGACCTTTATATCAGCTCTGACAACACACATCCGAACGACGCGGGACACGCCTACATCGCGCGCTGCCTCGCGGCCGACATCGCGCGCCTGGTGCTGAAAGCGTGATGGCAAAATTGTCTTCAGGGCAGCGCCAGAAGCTGCCACGAAAGGATTTCGCTCTGCCGGGTAAGGGCGAAGGCCCCAAAGGTTCCGGTTCCGGAAGCTATCCGATCCCGGATGCATCGCATGCGCGAAACGCGCTGGCGCGTTCCGCCGGCAAACCAGTCGCGGCCAAGGTCCGCGCCAAGGTCCGCGCCAGGTTCCCGGGTATCGGATAAGGGGGGTTTCATGCCGACGTTCGCTGTTGTTGGTACGAGTTTTTTACAGCCAAAAAGTGGCACGACGACTGGTGGCCCGTTTCTGCCGCTCGCGGATGCCGGAAAGCATAATCTCAACATCAGCGGCGTCACGACGCAGCCCACGGCAGACTATATATTTAATCAAATAGCGAGCACGACTGTCTATACCGCGAACCAAACGGGCGGCGACAGTCTGGGACTCGTCAGCTACATGTTCGTGCAGGCGAACGGTCACGCGGTCCCGCTTTCCGGACACACTTCCGCGATTTACGGCAACGCGTCGGTTTTCGACAATGTCCCCGGTAGCGTCGTGCAACAGGTTAACGGCATCATGGCGGTATCCGGCATCGCCACCCCCGGGACGCTGGTCAATGGCGTGGATTACTTTGGGCACGGAAACTATAAATCCGGTGGTGGAACGATAACCAATCACTATTTCCTGTATCAGGAAGGATCATCACAGGCGACGAACGAATATGGCGCGTTCCTTAGCGCGCCGGTCGGTATAGGAACTCCAGCGCCCACGTATAATCTTGAGATAAGCTGCGGCGTTGGCGGAAACATGCACCCTGACAGAGGACTCGCGGTTGGGTTTGGCGGTTCCGATGGAAGCTTTCTGGTAACCAGCACGGGCACCTACATTTATCCCGCGTATAACACTGGCATCGCGGGTGGTTTCGGCTGCACCGACCTTATCGTTGGTTATAACGGCCAGCCGAACGCGACGACGGCGACCTCTCATTTCTTGCACGTTTCCGCCTGCGCCGGACCGCCAACAGGCGCGCCGTTTCAGGCATCGGCGGGTCGCGTGGCGCTGACCTACGACACGGTGAACCACAAACTTATGATGCACGATGGCACGTCCTGGCGCGGCGTTGTGTTAACATGATCTCTTAGGAAAGGATAATCGCCATGCCCAGCTTCCTGTTCAATAACGGAACGTTCTTCCCCGACGGCGGCATCGCGCCGCAGGCGGCCACGCCCATCGCCGGCGCGGTCATCTCCATGTCGGGACCCAGTCTGTTCCTGACCCCGGCTGGTACGCTGGCCACGCTGACGGTAAGACTGCCAGCCGGGCCGTCGGCGGGCGACATGGCGTCCATCGTGTCCACGGCGGCGGTGACCACGCTCACCATGCAGACGGCCACGGGTGGCGCCGTGTCCGGCGCGCCGACGGCACTGGTGGTCAATACCAAGGTCACCATGCTGTGGGTGGTCACCTCGGCGGGGGTCGGTTCCTGGGTCTGGGTGAAGTAGGTGCCCCTCGTCGGCACGCCCGATCAAAAGAAGAAACAGGTGTTCGCTGAGTTCAAGGCGGACAACCTGCATTCGGGCAAGGGTGGCCCCATCGTGAAGAACAGGAAGCAGGCCATCGCCATCGCGTTATCAGCGGCGCGTAAAGGTGGCAAAGCCGGAGGGAAACGCAAATGAGCGGCACGTCGAACCCGCAAAGTCAGGTCAGGCCGGCCGTACAGGCGGCGGCTTACGCCATCGGCGCGTCCATCGGTGGCCTGTTGGTGTTCCCCTACATCGCTTCCGTATCCGGTGGGGCGGCCATCGTCCAGGGCGCGTCGGTCACGTTCGCTTCGGGGGTGATCCCGACGATGGACCTGGTGCTGTTCTCGGCGTCTCCCACCGCCAGCACCGTCACCGACCGAACGGCGGTCGCCATCGCGGCGGCGGACCTGGCCAAGGTCATTGGTGTCCTGCATCTCACGGACACCGCGCTGCTGGGCGCCTCGGCGCCCTCCGTGGTGCAGGCCACGACGGCGGTCATGCCGTTCGACCTGCCCACGGGCACCAGCCTGTACGCCGCCCTGATAGCCCGCTCGGGGGTGACGCTGGGCAGCACCACGGACGTGACGATATCGTTGAACGTGATCTGGGGCTGATGCCGTGAACGCGTTTTCCAACAGGCCCTGGTTATGGACGGGTAAAAGCGGCCGTTCATCACCGTCGTTCGAACGGAACTTCATGGGTGGCTCACTCGGCGTGGGCGCGGTGTTCTCACGTGCCTCATCTGGTTGGTACACCAATGCCAGCGGAACGCTGGCCTCGGCGGCGATCAATGCGCCGCGCTTCGATTACGATCCGGTGACGTTGCAACTCAAGGGTTTGTTGCTTGAGGATACGAGCACGAACCTTGCGTTGCAGAGCGAGAACCTGGCGAACGCGGTGTGGATACTGGCGGCGGGTGTTGTCGTGGCACCCACACCAACGGCAAACCAGATCGCGTCTCCCAACGGAACCGTGACAGCTACGCGTATTGTTTATCCGGCGGTAACGGGTGCGGGGGCATACAGTTTCATATGCCAGGGCATTACCGCCACGGCGGCATCCTATGCGTTCAGTGTATGGCTGAAAGGCAACGCGGGCGGGGAGCAGATTTACCTCGGGGCGACAAACAACGTCACGTGGTATTCCGCGCCGCGCATCACTCTTACCACGCAATGGCAACGGTTCGTATTCGCCACCCCGGCGTTGACGGCGACGACATGGTATCCGTTGATCGGCACTGACCTGCGAGATGCAACGCAAACCAGCACGCCCGCGCAAACCATCTTCGCCTGGGGCGGTCAGGTCGAACTCAACTTCACATCCAGCTATATCCCGACCACGACGACGGCGGTGACACGCGCGGTGGATGTGTTGGGTTATCCGATTGCGTCGGTGACCGGGTTCAGCACGACGCAGGGTAGTTTGGTACATGAGTATATCATGGAAGGGACGCCGCTCTCGTACAATGGTCCCATTGCTTTTGTTGGGACTGATCCGAATAGTGATTTCATCCTCCCGGATCAAGGCGACGCGCAGGGGACAAGCGTGGCGCGTACTATAAATGGGGTTTCTGTCAATGCCAGCGGGACCGGTGTTGGTGCCGCCAACTGGGGCCCGTCACTGACGGTGTTTCGTGATGTATCACAACGCGGCGCCATGTCATGGGCCATCAACAAAAATGTTAACGCGGCGCATAATGCGATCCCGCATGATTTCAATTCGGTTGGTCCTCCCGCGTCGCTTCCCGTGATTGTTAAGCTGACCCTGTCTGGTCCGGTGATTTACCAATATTCCATGAGCCAGTGGGCACGACGCACGCGCTACTGGCCCCGGCAACTGAGCCAGAGCGAACTGATCAGCGCGACCACACTTGATGGTCCCACGTTATCGCTCGACTTCATGACACCCGGCACGCTCGACAGCCGTATCACGTTCACGCGCGCATCGACCGCGACCTATGTCAACGCCAGCGGATTGGTTCAGACGGCGGCGGTCAACGCGCCGCGTTGGGATTACAAAGCGGGTGTGTTGCAAGGTTTGCTGATCGAAGAACAGCGCGCCAATGTCGTCGCTCCGAGCGTGAACTGGGCGGCCAATCAGCCAGCCAACGCATCACAGGATGGCTATACGCAAAACATCGGCGTCAGCCCATCGGGCGCCAGTGATGCGATGGCGTTAATTCCTGGTTCGACGAACACCGTGCATCAGCTTTTCGTCGGCCAGCAGACTGGTGCGATCAACACGACTTATACGTATTCCGTCTACATGAAGGCGGCTGGAATTAAGTTGTGCAGGATAGGACTGGAAAACAGTTCCTACCCGACTTACCAGTCGGTGGTGTTCGACCTGTCGAACGGAACAGTTAGTAGTCAGGCACCAAATGGCTCGGGACAAATCCAAGCGGTGGGCAATGGCTGGTATCGGTGCTCCGCGAGCAATACATCCACCTCGACCGTTGGTGCTTATATCGCGAATATCGTTCCTTGTGATAACACCGGTAGCGCCGTGTTCGCGGGTAACAACGTCGATGGTGTATGGGTCTGGGGCAATCAGGTCGAGGCTGGCGCGTTCCCGACCAGTCACATCCCAACGACATCGGTGTCGGTGACCAGGGCGGCTGATGTCGCATCGATGCTAACCAACGTGAGTTGGTTCAACGCGAACTTCGGCACGTTGCAAGCTGAGTTTGTATATCTTGGTGAACCGATTGGTTCATATTCTCATGTCACATCTTTGACTGGAGCCATTGTAACTACCGATTTCATCAGTCTTTATGTGCAACAGGATAATCTCGCGGGTAACATGGTAATCACGGCGAACGGAAGTAGTGTTGTATCTGGTGGCGTCATGGGCGCTATAGCAGTTGGAGCCGTGCGGAAGGCGGCAATCGCGTATCAACAGGCAACAGCCAAGGGCGCGGTTGGTGGAACCATGATGGCATTGAACCCATGGAATGGTTCGCTTCCTGTCATTACAACGCTTAAATTCTTTGGTGATCAGGTTGGATACCAGTCCATGCCAACCGGCTATATACGCCGCGTGACCTACTGGAACCGCGCCCTGTCCGACACCGAGATGCAACAGGTGACAATATGACCACCGCTGACCGAGACAAACTCAACGACGCGATCACCGCTGCGATCCTCAACCAACTTGGTGCGCACGCTGAAATGGTGGGGGACGCTATTGTCATTCCTGGGCGTGGTGCCACGGATGTCGATCTGTTGATCGACGTCGAGCGGATCATCGATGCGATCCTGCCCGTCATCGAGAAGGTGACGACATGAACGACTATCGTATGACGTTCCCCGTGACCGCGCTCGTCAGTGGGGTCGCGGGCGTGTTCGCGTTACGCGAAGAACTTGAACGCGATGCACCCGGTTCCGCGCGGAACGCGCTCGGCGATCCACGTGATGCGAGCGGTGACATCGTCATCCGTGACACCAACCTCGATCCATCCGTGCCACCACCCGATGTCTGGTACGGTCGACCGGGGAGTGCCGCGACGAGCTACACCGATCCGAATGGTGACGTGGTACAGGTGCCCGCGCGTGGTGATCCCGCGCTCTATTACGTGCATATCCGTTCCGGGCAGACGGCGCGCGGGTTCCGTCCCGACCAGTATGGTATGCAGGACTCGGATGCCGTGGACAGCGCCGCCGTGCTTGGGATCTGGCTGGGTGACGAGGTGCCGACGGCGGCGCGTGGCGCCAGGGATGGGAGCAGGCGAAAGTAGATGGTCGCGTTCGCGGTCAAGGATTTCGGAGGTGAGATACCCAGGCGGGAGCCCAGGCTCCTGCCCGACAACATGGCTTCGCGCGCCACCAACACCGACCTGGCGCACGGGCCCTTGAACGGGTTGCCGCAGCCCGAGCCGGTCATCGACCTGTCCGGCAAGGCGACCTGGGAGGTACGCAAGGCCTATCGCGTGCCGGGTCCCAAGCCTGGGGACCCCGAGGAATGGCTGCCCTTGCCGAGCGAGTTCTCCTGCGTCTGCGTCTCGCCTCTGGCCAACGACACGCTGCACCGGGTGTTCTGGACCAACCCGCCCGGCGTGCCCGACGCGGGCGCCTGGTGGAATACTTACGACCGTATTAAAAATGGCGACCCACACTACAGCCTGGGGTTCATCCCCGTCGATCCGTCGGACGCGGCGGCGCCCGTCGTGTCACCCATTGGCGGCGGCATCCCGGCGCTCGTCCCGAATGGCGCCACCGTCGTGACCCCAGGCGCCAACTACACGCAGAACACCGTGCTGGAAGTCCCTGGTGGCGTGCTTGCGTTCGGCCACCTGCCGCAGCGGTTCCTGCTGAACACCACGCAGGCGGTGAACGTCGGCATCGCCAGTGCCGGCACCGGGGGCACGGACGCCGCGTCGGCGTTGTTCCAGGGCACCACGGGTGAGGGGGCGCAGATCGAGGTGCACCTGCAGGTCGTCGGCGGCGCCCTGGTGTCGGTGGTCGACGTGCCGTTACCCGGCACTTACAACACCAATCCCGTCAACCCGGCGAACGAGCCGGTCCGCCTGATCGACGCGGGACCGGGAGCGGTCGGGCCTACCGGCGCGGCCGTGAGGTTCGACATGGGCGCCAGGGACCTGATGCCGATAGGGCCCGACACGCACTACACCACCACGCCGGCCAATCCGATCACGCCCACGCTGATTTCCGGGACGGGCTCGGGCCTCACGTTCGACGTGCATTACGATCCCAGCGGCGACGCGCCACTGGAGGACCGGTCCTACTGTTATACGTTCGTCGACTCGCTGGGCACCGAGAGCTCGCCGTCCGCGCCTTCCATCGTGAAGTCGGGTGCCACGGACGCGGTATGGCACGTGGCCAACCTGCCCGCTTCGGCGCCGCCCACGCCGTCGGGCAAGAATTACCCACCCATCGTCACGACCAGGCTGTATCGTACCGTTGCCGGGGTCTCCGGCGGCGCCACGTTCTATTTCGTGGTCGACCTGGCCATCGGCATCACGGTCTACAACGATACCATCCCCAACACGACGGTGGTGCAGAACAACATACTGGCATCGGTGAGTTTCGCGCCGCCCGTGGAAGACCTGGACGGGCTGATCTCGATCCCCGGTGGCATGCTGGTGGGCTTCACCGGCAACACCATCCACTTCTGTGAACCCAACCGGCCCAACGCGTGGCCGGCGGGCTACGACCAGAGCCTGCATTATCCCATCGTGGCGCTGGCGCTATGGCAGCAGTCCCTGGTCGTGCTGACCTCGGGGTTCCCCAGCACCGGCACGGGCAATTCCCCGGCGCAGTACATCTTCGCGCAGATCCAGACGCCGGAGCCATGCATCTCGCGCGGCTCGGTGGTGACCGACCTCGCGGGGGTCTATTATTCCTCGCCCAATGGTCTGGTGGCGCTGAATTACTACGGCGCGCAGAACCAGACGCTCAGCAACCTCACGCGCGAGATCTGGATCAAGCGGTTCCACGGGGATAACCTCGTCGCCTGCCGCCACCGCGCGCAATACCTCGCGATCAACGGCACCGGCATGGGCTTCCTCATCGACTACACCGAGGAACGCCTGGGGATATGCTCGGTGTCGCCGTTCGTCGACGTGGTCAGCATCTGGAACGATGTCTACACGGGCGACGCCTACATCATGGCCAACGAGGTCGTGTACAAATGGGACAGCATGGACACGCCGCCGCTGATCTACCGCTGGCGGTCGCGCGAGTTCTACTTCGCCAGTCCGGTGTCGCTGGGCGCCTGCCAGGTATCGCTCGATCCGGAGGTGCTTGATCCGGCGCCGACGGATGTCGTCCCGCCGCCCGACACGCCGATGGAGAACCTGACCTTGCCGCCCGGCGTCAACGCGCGGTTCCGGCTTTACGCCGGTCCATCGCAGGACCTGATCCACGAGGAGTGGCTGCAACAGACACGCTGCATCTTCCGCTTCCCGTCGGGGCGCAAGGCGTTCAACTGGCAGTTCGAGATCATCGCCAGATGTTCGATCCACAGCGTCGAACTCGCGTCGACGATGCGCGAACTGAAGACCGTGTGATGGCGCTCAACCCAAACCAGGTTTCCCGGAACTTCAACGTGCCTTCGATCAGCCAGCCGATCAGCGACCTGCAATCGTTGGTGACGGTGGCGAGTCAGCTACGCCAGGGTGTCGAGTCGCTGGGCGGCCATCGCGGTAATCCGCTGGACCGCGCGGTCACATTGAACGACCTGGTCAGGCTTGGCCTGGTGACCGAGGGCGATATCGGGGCGAAACTGAAATGAGCCAGCGCGAGATCCGCATCAACCATCCCGGCGACGGCGACTGGGTCATGGGACGCATCGAGGGCGTGTTCAACGAGAAGACCGACCACGTGGTGGCCATGCACCGCGACGGGAAGACCGTGGGCGGTGTCGTGTTCACGGGATATCTGGGTTCCTCGCTCATGATGCACTCGGCGGGGTCGAAGGATAACTGGGTGACGCGCGACTTCCTCTGGATGATCTTCCATTACGCGTTCGCGCAACTGAACTGCCGCAAGGCCATGGGGCTGGTGAAGTCGACCAACCATGTCGCGCTGCGCGTCAACAAGCATCTTGGCTGGACCGTGGCCGCCGTCATCGACGACGTCTATCCCGACGGGTCGGACCTGGTGATCATGGAGATGACCAGGGATCAGTGCAGATATCTCAATCTAAGGCCGCGTCACTACCGTAGTAACCTCCTGCCGGAGAACGTGTCATGAGTAAGGGCCGGGCGCCCGCTCCACCGGACTATTCGGCGGTGTCGGCATCCTCGCTGGAGGCGGCGAAGATCGGCGCGCAGACATCGAAAGACCAGCTGGACTGGGCCAAGCAGCAATACGCCGAGGAGGCGCCCCGGACCCAGGCGTTCATGCAGAACATGATGGACGCGTCGAACCTGTCGATGGACGCGCAACGCCAGAACATGGCCAACGCGCAAACCGCGCAGCAATACTACGAGAAAACCTACCGGCCCATGGAAGGCGCGTTCGCCAAACAGGCTCAGGACTACAACACGCCGGGACGGGCGGACCAGCGCTCGGCGGCGGCGCAGGCCGACGTGGCCAACGCCTTCTCGGGTCAGCGCAACGCCGCGCTGCAGACCCTGGAGGGGTTCAACATCGACCCCAGCCAGGCCCGCTACGGCGCGCTCGACCTGGGCGCCCGCATCCAGCAGGCCGCCGCCCAGGCCGGCGCCGGGACCCAGGCGCGCAACCAGACGGAAGCCACCGGGCTGGCCCTGCAGGGCGAGGCGATCAACATCGGCCGTGGCTACCCTGGTCAGGTGGCGCAGTCCTACAGCACCGCCGAGGGCGCCGGGCAGGGTGCCGCCAGCCAGGGGGGCGCCGGGATCAACGCCGGGCTGAACACATCGTCGACGTACGGCAACCTGATGGGCACGCCGACGCAGTGGCAGGGGCTGAGCAACACCTCCAACATGAACGCGGCCAACATCATGAACACCAACTTCCAGAACTCCATGGCCGGGTTCAACGCCAACACCGCCATCGCGCAGAACCAGGCCTCCGGCGTGGGCGGGCTGGCGGGCGCCGCCGCCGGTGTCGCCGCCATCGCCATCGCGACATGATCGACCAGGACAAACTCACCGAGGCGTCGCGCGGCGCGCTCGCCAGGGGCATCCGCGTGCTGCAGGGATGCCGGCTGGACAAGGACGACCGCGAGCACATGGCGATCCTGCTGGGGCACATGGCGCCCGACCAGGACTCGACCTGGGTGGACATCGGGTGCGGGTTCGGCGAGCCGGTCCGTTTACTACGGGAGTTACGTCCCGACCTGAGGTTCTGGCTGGTCAACAACAATTCGTTCCAGTTGTCGCAGGCGCCGCCGGACGTGGCGACGTTCTGTTGCGACATGCACGAGCTGCCGTTCGACGAGGCGTCGTTCGACGGCGCCATGTTCCTGTATTCCCTGTGCCAGTCGGACGGGTTCGTGCACGCGCTGCGCGAGGCGTGGCGGGTGGTGCGGCCGGGCGGTAAGCTGTTCGTGTTCGACTGCGCCCGCTTCGGCGCCGAGGATGATGCGCTATCGTTACAACATCTGGGCGCGCGCTTCATCCCGTTCGACAGTTTGCGCGTGGTCAACCGCGTCGCCGGGTGGGACCTCGAAGCATTCCTGCTGCCCCAGGGCAGCAACGAGGTGTTCCGCTCCATGTTCATCGATCCGGATCTGCATGACCGGATCTTCTCGGGGGTGCGCCCGATCATCTGGTGGGCGCGGCGCAGATGAGGTTGATGGACTACTCGCCGCTGGACCGGCACGAGAAGGTCGGGCTCTCTTATTCGGGAGGCAAGGACAGCCGTGCGTGCATCCAACTCCTCAGGAACTGTCTCCATGAGATCACCATTTACCACCTCGACACGGGCGACCTTCTGCCCGAGATGCGAGAAAACGTATCGCTTGTTGAAGCATTCGCCCCTCGGTTCGTTCGCATCGAAACGAACGTTACAGGATGGATCGCGGCAAACGGATTGCCAACGGACCTCATGCCTTACTCGCATCATCCTGTCGGCCGACTCATGGGCGAGGCAAAAAGCGCGCTCTCTTCGCGATACGACTGCTGCTACGCCAACCTGATGCTGCCGCTGCTTGAGCGCATGCGCGCCGACGGGATCACGCTGATCATACGCGGCAGCAAGCGCGCCGACATGCCCCGCCTGCCTGTCATGTCGGGCGCGGTCGCGGACGGCATGGAGCTATGGTTGCCGGTGCTGGACTGGACGCACCAGGAAGTGCTGGATTACTTACGCTCCGAGAACGTGCCGTTGCCCAGGCTTTACGATCACATGACCGGCTCGCCCGATTGCGCGCGGTGTTCGGCGTGGTGGAGCGAGGGGCGCGCCGGCTATCTCAAAGAATACCATCCGGAGATATGGGCCGAGTACGACGCGCGGTTGCAGGTCATCATCGACGCCATCGCGCCCTCCCTGGCCCGGCTCCGGCGTGAAGCGGGGGTAACCTGACCATGGCGTTTCCACTGGGTTCGTTCTCGGATGGGCTGTTCAAGGGCGCGCAGAGTATCTTCAACCTGTACGACTCCTACCAGGGCGTTCGGCGCCAGGTCGCGCTCGACGAGATCGACAGGAAACGCGAAGAAGATCGGGCGAAACAGGAAGCGCTGGAGAAGCAACAGGCCGGGGTGAGCGAGGTACCCGGCCAGCAGGGTTTCCCTGGCGCGCAGCAAACCCCGGCACCCCCGGGCGGTCCGGGAGCGCCGGCGCAAACCACGTTACCGGCCGGGCCGGTCAGCGCCAAACCCACCGAGAGCGGACCGACGGGTGGCGAGCCGGGACCGGGCGATGTCGAGCCGGGGCTGACGCCTACGACCACGGGAGGTGCGCGACCACCATCGGTTTATCCTTCGGACGCGACGCTGAACCGGCCGAACGGAACATTCAGGACGGATAACGGCACGCTGCCTTACGGTGGCTACGACGTATCGACGGGACTTCCCCGGCCGCAATCACAGATGTCGGGCTCGCCCTATAACGCGGCGGGTGTGCCGGGTAAGCCAGGTTCTCCCTCGGGTCCCGCTGTCGGCGTTATGTCGCAGCCGCCGACGCAGATGTCGGGTTCGCCCTATAACGCGGCGGGTGTGCAAGGCGCACCGGGTTCTCCCTCGGGCGCGCCTGTGTATCCGCCGGCACCCGTGGGTGCCAGTCTGGGCCTGGGCACAAGCCCCAGCGCGTGGGCGGGTCGGAGCGGGATCACTAACGCACCCATAGGTGCTACGGTCTATCCGCCCGCGCAATCGCAGATGTCTGGCACGCCTTACAACGCGGCGGGCGTCGCCGGTCCGCCGGGGTCTCCCTCCGGACCGCCACCGCCCTACCAGACCATGCAGGATCCGAACGCGCCGATCTCCCGCACGCAACCGGGTCAGCCTTACACGCCGCCACCGCAACAGGGCGCGCCGTTCAACCCTGGCAACCCCGCCGTGCCGGGAGGTACTCCTGGAACGCCGGGCGGGCGCGTGCCGCTGGCGGCCGGGCCGCCGTCCCTGGGCGGACGCCTCATGGGGATGCTCAACCCGATAGGGTCCGCGCAGGCCGCCGAGCCCACGGGTCAGGAGCAACCCACCAGCCTGGCATACGCGCCCCCGGCCCCGGTCGGCACCGCCGCTTCGAACACACCGGTGCAGATCCCGCCACCATCGCAACCGCCCCCGGCCGCGCCCGCCGCGCCCGCCACCGCGCAACCGACCGCGCTCACACCCGCGCAACCACCCACGGCGGGTGCGCCGGCGCACCCGCCACCGGGTCCGGTCGTGGTCGCGGGCACCGGCGGAACGGTCGAGCAGTCGCAGGCCACGCCACCCTTGCTGGCGCCACCCGTGGATTACGGCGCCTTGCGGCGCGCCGAGCACGCGCATCCCGACAAGCTGGCCCTGATGGACAAGGCCATTCAGGCCGAGGGTGCCCAGGGCCTCGACCGCGCGTTCATGGCGGCGACCATCGAGCGCGAGAGCCAGTGGAAGTCAGGGCTTACCCATGGCACGGGGAAGAATGGCGTCGTCACCGACGCGAAAGGATTAACGCAGGTCATAGGCGATACGCGAGACCTTATCGACCCCCGGCACGAACTGAACCCGCTGGACGATTACGACAGCCTGCGTCTCGGTGTGCGATATTATAAATACCTGGCGACGGGCGACAGTACTTTCGGTGGCCTCGGTTACAACACGGTGCAGGCCGCGTTCGCCTATCGGGCTGGGCCGCATCGCCTGCCAGACGTGGCGCGCATGGGTTGGGACGGTTACGCCGCCAGCAGCGTGGAGCGCGCGGACCAGGTGCAGAACATGAAGACCATGTTCCCCACCACGCAGCTCACCACGGCCATGGTTCCCGGTGGCACGCCGGAGCATAAACCCTACAACGTGCCGGAACTGGTGGCGGCGAACGCGGCGGCCGGGCCGGACGGGGTGCTGGAGAAGCTGCAGCAGTCCGGTCCCGCCGGGCTGGGCGACACCGACCGTTGGCGCGGCATGCAGTCGGCGATGGAGCACTACCTGATCATCAGCGGGCGTCCCGAAATGGCGGGCATGGCGCAGGAGTGGGTTGCCCAGGTCAGCCACCAGGGCGCGGTGTCGCATCTCATGGCCGCCGATCAGGCGTTGCTGGCGGGCGACACGCAGGGCGCCATAAACCATGTGCTGAAATCATACGCGTTCTTCCCCGACGGCGCCTACGCGCGCGCCGGCATGGATAAGAACGGCGAGATCTGGGCTTATAAAATCGCCGACGGCAGTCATGGCGACCCGATCAGCAGTCCGTTACATATCACGCACGAAGTCCTGGCGCAGAAGATGATCGAGCTACGTAATCCGCAGACCTATACCAAGGTCTTGCAGGATCATCAGAAGGTCAACGCCGAGATCAACCTGCACAACGCGCAGGCCAGGTGGGCGAACGCGCGGCCTGAGATCGAAACCCAAAAAGCGGAGAACGTGGGTCTGCGGACGCAGGCCGCGATAGACAAAGCCAACGCGGATATCGCGATGAAACAACAACAGCTGCAGCACAAGACAGAGGTGGATAAAGCTCGTGGCGAGCGGGATAAAGACGTCTCCGGTATGGTGAAGGATTACTATCCGCCGGGAGAGATACCGGCGGGGACGGACGCCGAGGAATACGCGCGTTCCGGGTCCATCTTCAAACAGCTTATCATGACACCATCGGAAGGCGGCGCCGGTATAGCCGCGCCGGCCGCCAAGTATTTCGCCGACGGATTATCGGCGGGTGCGAGGCCAGGCAGTCCGACCGCGCGTCAGTTCAGCCTGCAGGCGGTCACCGCCAAGGACGGCACGCCGGGTTACGCCATCAAGAACCAAAAAGGTGAGATTGTTCAGTCCATACCTCACGCGGCGGGCGAAGGGTTGAAGGCACTCATCGGCCTCGCCGGATCGGAACCCTTGAGGGCCCCCGGCGTACCAGCTCCGGCGCTGACGCCCACGCCGCTATCACCGGCACGTCCCACGGGTGGCGCGCCCGACATGATGCCGTCGGTGGTCAACCCCCAGAACACGGGCATCGGCGCGGGCGCCGGGACCTATGGCGCGCTACAATCCGGCTACGGCCAGGACCTGACCGGGCTGCCCAGGCGACGGGTGGCATGAGCCATGGCCTTCGCCCCGAACACCGACACGCTCACGCGTGAGCCAGAGCCCGAAGAGCAACCCAGTCAGTACGACGTCGCGTTCCAGAATGACTTCAACCGCCAGTTCCTCCCGTCGCAGGGCGGCTACGGCGGCCAGCCCACGGGCCTGCCCACGACACAGGCTTTCACGCAGCCATACGCGCAGCCCATCCCGACACGGCCCACTCCAGAGCAACCCGGTGCGCTGCCGCGCACCGCGCTTCCGACACCAACAACACCGCGCTATCGCACGCTCAGCCTGGATGAGGCCAGGGATGCCACGCCGGGCGAGACGTATGGCCACTCGGGTGTCAGCGACGAGTCGCGCGAGCGGGGGTTCTTCGGCGACCTGTGGACTACGATCCAGCATGGTGGCGGCGGCGCGCTCGAAGGCGTGCTGGGCGCCGCGCGCTACTTCGAGGACAAGGTCGGCGCCGACCCGTCGACCAAGGCATGGACCGACCAGCAGCGCGACAACGTCAGCCAGTGGATGGACAAGCTGCTTGAGGAAGGCTCGCCATCGCTGAAACGTGGCCTGTCGGCCTCGATGTTCGGCGGTGTCGACGCGCAGGGTAACCACATCCCGACGCCGGGCGAGGTTGGCTACCTTACCTACATGCGCGCCAACGCGATCAACCTGATCCCCGACATCGCCATGACGCTGCTGCCCGCCGCCCTGGTGGGCAGGTTGGCGATCAAGGCGATGTCACTGGTGGGCGCGGCGACGAAGGTCGCCAGAGCGGGTGGCGTCGTCGGCGAGATGGGCACGTTCGGCCTGCAGAACATGGGCGAGCAGTACAACAGCGCCGTCGAGACGCTGAAGAACACGCCCGAAGCCACGATGATGCAGTCGCCGGCCTACGCCGAGATGCGGCGCGGCGGTTATTCCGACACCGAAGCGAAGGAGTTGCTGAAAAAGCAGGCCATCGACCCGATGATGCTGGAGGCGGCACTGGTCGGCGCGGCGGCTGGTCAGGGCGCCATGAGCCTGGCCGCCAGGGGCGTGCTGGGCAAGCTGGGTGGCAAGGGGCGCCTGCTGGGCGCGGTGGTGGGGGGTGGCGAGGGCGCGGCGCTCATGGGCGGCCAGGGCGGCGCCAACGTAGCCATCGGTCAGCAGTTCCAGCAGGGCATCGGCACGCGGCAGGAGTTCGACCAGGGTGCCATCGCGCGGGGTGTCGCCAGCGGCGCGCTGACGGGCGCGGTCATAGGCGCCGCCGGTGGCGCGCTGCACCCGGTCAGACCGGAAGCACCCCAGGTCAGACCCCCCGAGGGCGTGCCACCCGACGCGGTGGCGGCACTGGGCGAGGCGCTGGGGCCACCGCCGCCACCGCCACCTCCGGCGTTCGACCCCACGACGCCGGGCCAGGGCATGCTGCCCGGCATGTCGGGCCAGGGCGAGATGTTCACCGAGGGTCAGGCGGGCGCGGGGCAAGCGCCGCGCGAGCCGGCCATAGCCGGCGTGCAGCCAGGGCTCCCACCGGAAGCATCGCAAGGCAACCTGTTCGACCCCACGACCCAGGTGCGTCCGCCAGCGCCCACGCAGGGCGAGATGTTCCCGCGTGAACCGCCGCCACCCAACACACCCGTGGAGCCACCGCCAGCCGCTCCACGCGGCGGCGGTGGGGCCGCGCCACCAGAGTCCACACCACCGGTTACTCCGGGAGTAAAACCCCAGGCACCGGGCGAGCGCCCGTCCAAGGGCAAGACAAAATCCGAGATGGTGGACGTGCTGGTCGGCGAATACGGCGCGTCGCCGACACAACTTAAGAACATGTCGCCGAACGACGTGGCCACGCGCTACGACCGCGAGGAGCGGCGTAAAGCGGCGTCGACACCGACTCCGCCAACCTCTACCGTCGAGCCGGGCGTTCCCGCATCACGCCCAGAGCGGTCCGAGGGGTTGGTTCCCCCGAGGGAAACCGTGGCTCCGCCGGTGCCGGAGACTTCACTCCCTTCGGCACCGGCTACCGAGCGCCCTTCGACGGCCCAGGCCGATCTGGAAGCGCGCATGCGCTCGTCCGCCGAAACGTTACGCAAGACGCGCGAGACCGTGGCCGCCGGACCCACCGAGGAAGAACTGGCGACCCTTGTCGATACGAAACAAAGCGGGAAAACTCCGGAGGCCCCGGTCCCGGCCGAGAAACCCGCCGTCGAGAAGGCGGTCGCGGCATCCAAGGGCCGCAAGAAGCAACCCACCGTCGTCATCCCGGAGAAGAAGGCCGGACCCCAGGCCTACGTCGCGCGCGAGGAAGAGACCGCCGCGCCGACCACGGATGACCTACAGACCGTGCGCGCCGCTGAACTGGCGCGGGGCCAGGCGCTCGCTGACATAGAGACCGTGCGCAAGCAGGCCATGGGAGGGCTGCCGCCAGGGACGCCCAGGGGCAAGGCCATGACGGAGGCACTGCGGGACCTGGGCAACCTGGTGCACATGAGCAACGGCTCGCGCGAGCAACTGGTCGATATCGCGCATCGTATCATGGCGCCACGCGCCGGCGGCACGGAGGTCACGCAAAAAGCCCGCGAGGATCTGGCGCAGCTGTTCCACAAGAAGGTCATGGGCGAGCGTCTGGTCACGCGCACCGGCGATGAACCCACGCGTAGCGAAGCCTCGGTCGTACGCGAGGAGGAACAGAAGCGCGGCAAGGTTGATAAGCCCACGTCCGCTGAAGGGATCGAGGAGACCGCCGTGGGCGGTGGCGAGGGTGAGAGCGCCGGATTGACCATGGCACTCGATACCAAGAACAAACCCGTCACGGTCGCGCATGTCCAGGAGCGCAAGGCCGCCGACTACATCAACAAGGTACTCGATCCGACCGATCCCATGACGGTCGAACAGGCACAGGCCGAGTTCGACAAAAAGGGCACCGTGGGGCGACCGCGCAACGCCGATGCCACGAGCCTGGCCGCCGCGTTCGACGCCGAGATCAAACGCGTGAGCAACCCGCTGCTGGCCGAGACGCACCGGAAGCAACTTGACGCGCACCTGTTGGCGGGCGCGAAGAAGGACATGCCGGGCGCGAAACAGAAACCCCGGACCGCCGAAGCGGCGAAGGAGGCCCGCGAGAAATACGCCGAGCGAACCAAAATACTGGAAGGCAGACTGGCTCAGGTCGCGCCCGAGCGCATCGCGGCGCTGAAGGAAGCGCGGGCCAGGATCGTGGACCCCGTGGGTACCGTCGCCGATCAGGCGCAGGCCATGGCCACGCGCGCGGCGTTCAGGGAGAGCCTGGCGAAGCGTGGCGGCGGCGAAACGCTGGAACACGCGCCAACGTCCACGGGCATCGATCCCACATCAGCCAATTCGTTACGGGTATTAACGGACTCGCGCCTGACCGCCGGCGTGGAACACGCGATACGCACATCGGAACAATACGATGTGCCATTCACCGACCAGGATCTGGCGCGCAACATCATGCAGGACCCGCTGGTCATCGCGGAACGTCCTGATCTGGCGGCACTGGCCCGGCAACTATACAAACTGGCGCGTGGTATTCCCGTAGTAACGGCGGAACGAGGGCACGAACTGGGCTATATCGGTGATAAGGACATCGGCCGGATAAGACAACGGACTTACGGCCATTACGAACAGGATCCCGGCCTCGAACATATCATGGTCAACCTTGACCTGGAGCATCAGCATGGGACGCACCTGGAGACGGCGCTGCATGAGATGGTGCACTCGGCGTTCTTCCATTACATAGAAACTTTACGGCAGCACGACCCAGGACATAAAGATCTTCAGGCCCTGCACGCGATAGCGGAGGCGCTCAGGGAAGGTTTCAGCGATAAGCTGGCCGTGGGAGAGTTCGGTAAGAATGTCCCGGAAACCAAACGCCAGGCTGAAAGCATCATGTATGCGCTAAGCAACGAGCATGAGTTGCATACGATGCTGATGACCAACGCGGACTTGTGGTCTTTCGCCAATAGCCTCGTGGCGTCGGACAAGTTCCGTAAGAAAATGACGTCGCTTGGTATGCAACCGCGTCCGCGCGGGCGGTCCGTATGGAGTAGTTTCGTTGATCTGGTACGTGATGGGCTGGGGTTACGCAGAGCCCAAAGCGGCGCCGAATACACGCTGCTCGATCATATCATGCAGCCCGTCACCGACATCGCGCAGCGTGCCGCGAAGTTCAACGAGAAATACCTGCACCCCGATCCCCGATTGCGGGCCGACTCGGCACCGCTGGCGTGGTCCGCGCACGAGGCATTCGGCGAGCGCGCCAGCCACGTGGCCGAGCGCACCCTGGACGCGGTGGGCGATAACCTCAAACCCGGCGCGTTCCGCAACCTGCTGTCCACCATTCATTTCGACCGGCTGATTGATCGCTTCCGTAGTAAATTCCAGGACGGCGACGTCAACCACGCCGTGGCCATCCGCACGGCGCAGGAACACGCCCAGGTGGCGAGCGACCGCTTCCTGCGCAAGTTCGCGCCAAGGTTCGCCGAGGTCGCGCGCGAACTTGTGAAGCACGACGACGTGGCCGAACTGATGAACGACGCCGGGTATGCCCGCGCGGCCCTGGGCACGCGCGAGGCGGACGCCAACGCGCACCTGACCACGCCCGACGAGCGCGCCCAACTGAGTGCGTTGCAGTCGCGCTTCGACGCCATGACGCCGGAGAAGCAAGCCCTCTATGTCAAAACCCGTGACCTGCTGACCGAGAAATACGCCGTCGAGCGGCAGGCGGTGGCCGACAACCTGGTCAATCGGTTCATGCCCAACGCGACCGACGCCGAGAAGGCACTGATGCGCCACACCATGGCCAGCAAGGAGCGGCTGGACGCGTTCCTGTCCGACCCCGACAACGCCGCCATCGCCCAGGATCATAAGCGCATAGCCAGGGGCATGGCCAAACTGACCCGCATGGGCTTCGTCGACGGGGACTACTTCCCGATGCGCCGCTACGGTGACTTCGTCGTCGAGTATGGCGGGCAACCCGGCGACCCCGGATACGGCGTGCAGTTCTTCGAGAAGCCGAGCGAGGCGGCGGCGTTCCGTAACAAGCAACTGGCCGACGGCGTGGCCGACGTCCAGGACGTGCGCGAGCGCAACGATATCGTGGCGCAACGGCAGATGCGCCTTTCCCCCGTGGTCGATGAGATGATCGCGGCGGTCCGGCGGGACCCCGCCTTGCGGGCGCATGCCAACGCGCTGGAGGAAATGGCGGCGCACCTGCAGATGCAGTACGCGTCCGGCCAGGAGCGCGCCACCGCCAGGCGCCGCTACGTGGCGGGCGCGTCCAAGGATGTGGCGCGTGCCCTCGGCACCGACCTCCAGGCATCGGGCCGGCGCATCGGCACCATAATGCACGGCGGTGAGCGGGACGCGGCCTTCGAGAGGATGAAGGCGTTCAACGACCAGCGGGCCGGCGCCGGGGATGGCGACAGCGTGTTGCGCGACCAGCTTTACCACGAGCTACGCAAGCGGTTTCAGAACGGTGACGAACTGAACCACGCGGGTGGGTTCGCCCTGGCGCGGAAGGTCTCGGCGTTCGGCTACGCGCAGAGCATGATGAGCCTGTCCCGCGTGGCGGTCGAAGCCGCCGAGATGCACATGAAGATGGCCGTATTCATCGGAGCCCGGCATGGCTTCGGACGCGCCGCGTTGGAGTTGAGTCGGTCGCTCAAGGATCTCGCGCCATCCATCATAGGCAAGGGTGCCAGGAACACGCTCGACGCGCTGATCGGCAAGCCGCTCAGCTCGGTCAACTACGATTTCGCCGAGATGGCCAAACAAAGATTACTGACCAGGGGTTACGACGGTAGTGAAGTGAACCGGTTCTTCAAACACTTCACCGACCTCGGGTTGTTCGGCAACACTGAGGCGGCGTCGCTCAGGGAACTGTCGCGTCCCACCACGGCCGGCAATCTGTGGGACCGCTTCCTGGAGATATCCAGCGCCACGACCCACGCCAGCGACGAGATGAGCCGCATCAGCGGCGCGTGGGCCGCGTTCAGGACGGCGCGCGGCAAGGGCGAGGGCATCAAGGACGCGATGGACTTCGCGGAGAACACCCTGCGCAAGGCGCCCAACTACTCGGTGGCCAACCGGGCGCGCATCACCACGGAGAAGGGCATGTTCGGCCGCGCGGCGGCGCCGATCATGCAGTTCAAACAATACGGCCTCAACGAGACCTGGCTGATCGCCAACCTGATGCGCGACTCGTTCGGCAAGGGCGTCGATCCGGCGGTGCGTAAGGAAGCCTTCCTGCAATTCACCGGCACGGTCATGATGCACTCGCTCATGGCGGGCGCGCTGACCTGGGTCGCCGATCCCGTGCGCTACCTGGGTGGCGCCTACGACCTGGCGACGGGTCACAAACCCAAGGATCGCGTGCTGGAGATGCGGCAGTGGCTGGCGAAGACCATCGGCCCCACCCTGGGTGAGATCGTGGGCCAGGGCGTGCCGCATCTGTTCGGCGCGGACATGTCGCACCGGCTGGGTGTGAACAACATGCTGAACATACCCCAGCTTAATGGCTACTCGCCGAAGGACTTCGCCGAGTTCGGCGGCCATCTCATGCTCGGCGCGGCGGGCGAGGACGTGGGCAGCATCGTGAGCGGCATGGCCAAGATGATGGACGGCGAACTGCGAGGCGGCGCGGTAGCCATGCTGCCACGCATCCTGCGCGACCCGGTCAAGGCTTATGGGCTCGCCACCAAGGGCGCTGTCGACGCGCGCGGCAAGCAGATCCTGGCACCGTCGAAGATCAGTCCGCTGGACGTGGCCTACCAGGCGGTCGGCATCGCGCCCTCCAGCGTATCCGAGGCGCGCATGGGTCGGCAGGCCATCGTCCAGGCACGCGACCATATGAACGAGACCCGGAGCAGACTGGTCCAGAGGTGGCTCGAAGCGGACCCCGGTGACCGCGCCGCCGTCATGTCGGACATCCGCCGGTTCAACGCCGACGGGAACGTCAACTTCGGTTCGAAGATCACCCATGATCAGCTGCTGCAGCAGCTGAACGAACGCCGGAAAGGCACGCTGCATCCGGGCGCGTTCGGCCTCAGGCTACCCAAGGCCGGCGAGCGTCAGCTCATGGAGACGGGGAGCTTCGCCAACCACTAGGAGTGTGTGATGTCGATTGGATTATTGTTCTGGGTGATCTTCGTCATCACGCTGTTGTTCGGCGCATGGGGACGGACACCGACCGGGCAGGTCTACTGGACCTCCTACAACGGCTGGGTTTACGCGGTGCTGATCTTCCTGTTGGGATGGCGTGTGTTTGGGTTTGTCATTCAGGGATGAACCCGTGATGGCCAGTAAATCGCACGCGAACTACGAACGGAACCGGGCATGGTACATCGCGCGGGAGACCAGCGAGGCGGGCAAGAAGAAGCGCGTCGTGCGCGACCAGGCGCGCACCGCCGAGATCAAGGCGGGTAAGATCTCGCCGCATTCGAAACTAACGGTCGACCATATCAAACCCTTGTCCAAGGGCGGCACGGATGCGAGAAGCAACCTGCGCATTGTCTCGGGCAAAGCGAACCGGCAGAAATTCAACAATTAAGGGAAGTCACAGATGCGGAACATCCTCCTCGCGGCCACCGCCCTCGTCGGTCTGGCGTTGCCCGCCCAGGCCACTCTGATCACCGGGTTCAGCCAGGAAAGCCTGACCAACGCGGTCTCCGCGACCGACGACGGGAGCGTGACGACCATCAGCATCGCGCCGGGGACCCTGGTCACCCTGGGCGGCGGGATCTTCAACGTCTCCGGGGCTTCCTTTGAGTTGACCGCGACATCCATCGACGCCGCCGTGAACAACGGCGGGATAATCCAGCAGCATTACAGCGGCAGCTTCTGTGTCAGCTCGGTGGCGGGATGCGGCGGCAATTACCTGTCCGGCACCTTCACCGACGCGGCGTTCGGCGCGAACGGCGGGGCGGGCCTCGTGGTTCAGGTAAGCAGCCCACCGGAAACCCTGGCGTTACTCTCCAACGTCGTTCCGGCCAGCGAACTGCTCGACCCGAGCTCGTTCAACCTGACGTTCGCCAACCTCGGTCCGGCGCTGCACATCGACGGCACGACCATTGGCGCGTTCACCTCCAGCTTCACGGGCGATGTGTCGGCCAGCGCGGTGCCTGGACGATAGAGCGGCGCGCTCGGTGCCTCGGCGCGCGCCGCCTCCACCTCCTTGCGCAGCGCGTCACGGGCGCGCTCGTAAGGGGTGAGCGGTATGAAGTGATTGAGTTCCACCAGCTTGGCCTCGATGGCGTCGGGGTGGCGCTTCACTCCATGCGTCTGGCACCATGACCACAGCGCCTTAGCGCTCAGCCCGTGCGTGACGTGGCCGCTCTTCAGCATGGAGATCTCGACCCTGGTCCAGGGCCCCTGGGCATGGCGGGCACCCGGCCGGGTGTGGGCCCACAGCTGGGCGTGTTCGTCCGCCGTCAGTTTCCGTAACATCCTTCCCCCTCTGTTTTACTACCGGATTAAGTCGGTCGGTGCCTTGCGTGCCTTCTTCGCTGGCGGGCGCGTGCCGGCGATGGGTTCCTCGGTGTTCAGCACGATGTCGGCGAGCCGCCCGGTCAGCGGGATGTCCAGGCACCATGTCAGCCCGCCGCCGCCGAACCCGGTGCCGGCGCCGATCACCTTGCGGTGTTCGAGCGCGCCCATCTTGGTCTTGAGGTGCTCGACGATGGTGCTGGCGGGACGGTTGCGATCACGCAACCATTCCTGGAACGCGGGACGCGAGACGCGCACCACCTTGAGCGCGTCGGCGATCTGCAGCCTGACCACGTTGCCCTTGGGGGAATGGATCGCCTCGACGCGCCCGCCGCCCAGCGTGGCGAAAGCATGCGTGCGCAACCGGTAATCCGCCTGCGAATAGATGAACTCGTTGACGATCTCCTCGATATCCATGCCGCCATCGGCCGAGACCAGGGTCCGCGTGGAGCGCTGCTCGCGCTGGGTCCTGAACGCCCTGGTCAGGACATCGTTGATGCCCTTCAGGTCGAAGTCGAACAGACCCAGTTTCCTGGCGATGGCCGCGCCCACCAGCGTGCATGCCATGGCGGTGACGCTGAACCGCTCGTCCTGCTGCATCTCCAGGCCGGTGCCAAGGGACTTCAGGATCGTCGCCAGCTTGGCCTGCACCTCGGGCAGGTGCGTGGCGACGTATTTGGCGAACACGCGCCCGGCATGGCCGTAGTTGGTCTCGCAGAGCTTGATGTGCTGCCCGGCCAGCGGATCGTAGGCCGTGGTCACCTTGGCCATCTCGATCTCCAGCACGCGCGCCATGCCCGAGTCGGTGCCATCGTCGCGCGCCAGCAGGTAGTCCTGGCAGGGCCGGTTGGAGGTGAACACCAGCATGGTCTCCCACTCGCCGACCTCGCGCAACGTCGTGTCGGAATGCAGCCGCGCGCGTTCCTTGCCCTGCGGTATCGTGAAGATCATCTCCACGAACTGCTCCTGGTAATCCTTGCGCACGCGTAGTTCGTCCCAGTAGCGTATCAGGATCCTGGGCTCGCTCAGACTGCGCATGACCGCGTTGGGCGTGTCCTGCATCGATTGCATGAGTTTGTAATCGCCCCATACCGACTGGCCCACCTTGATCGCGCTGGACTTGCCCACGCCGCTCTCGGTCGACCAGAAGTTCAGCGTCATGCCGCGCACGTCACCGCATAACGAGATCAGCATGGCACCGAACGAGGTGGCGATGATCGCCTGCAGGTCCGGCCTGCCGGTGCCTTCGAACAACTGGGCCGCGCGCTTCCAGTGCTTGATGTCGCCGGCCGGGCGATACATGGCGAGGATCTTGGGGTCACCCCCGGCCACGGCCTCCTCGCGCCCGTCGGTGCGGTAGAGCGTGCCGGCGATGGCGACGCCGCTGCGCTCGCCGGCGGCGTTGAAGTTCCATCCGAACGGCCTGACGACGTCGTTGCGCGTCGCCTGACGCATGCGTAACTGCGTGATCCACGCCATGACGAAGTCTCCAATATGCGCGGCGGTGTGGCGCGTGACCGCCATGCCCTGCCGCTCGAAATAGCCAACCGGGATCTGCGTGGTCATGTCGGCGGCGGTGCCCGATACCGGGTACTCCTTGCCCGCCAGCCGGTAGGTCATGGTCAGCCGGTGCCCGCCTATCGACACCGCGTCCAGCCTGGGGTCGGCCACGTCGCCCTCGAACAGCAGCTTCCACTCGACGTCCTCGCCGCTGCCTTCCCGCCGTTCGATGCGCGGCTCGCCGTTCACGGCTCTACGACGGTAGTTGAAAGGCAGGTCGTCGGCCTCGGCGCCAAGCACCAACGGGGTTTTGATCTGGCCCTTGAACGGACATGTGTCGCAGACACCTGGGCGGGTGGTGTCGTATTGCGCGCAGAGCGGCGCGCCGAGACCCTTGCGGTCGCGCTCGTCCTCGGCGCGCAGGACGGCGGCGTCCGTGTCGGCCGGGACATATCTGGGATCGCCCCTGGAGAACTCGTGGACGAAGTCGCGACCATCACTGGTGAACACGCTCAGCGTGATGTGCCTGAGATACCAGAGCGGATACGGATCGCCTTTGCCGTTACTGGCCAGACTGAGTTTGACCTGCTCGCACTTCTTCGCGATCTCGGAGAATTTATAGCGGCTCTCCAGCCCGCCATGCGCCGCCTGGTTGAGCGCCGCGTTCGGCGTGCCCAGGTGCGCCGGGCGCGGACCCAGCATGGTGATGCTGGCGCCGCCCGTGCCGGTGCGCGCCCTGGTCTGGGTCATGCCCATCCAGGGCGCCAGCGCGTCCGCGATCCACTGGTTCGGATAGTCCGCCAGGGTAAACCTGGGGAGCACCGTGACGGGCACGCCTTTGTCCTTGCCCGCTTTGAAGTTCATCGTCCCGGGCGGGCGCAGGATGCGGGCGCCGTCGACGGTGGGCCCGGTGTCGCCCACCCAGCCGTTGGCCAGCATGGCGTTCTTCAGGCTGTCGGCCATGGGCTGCCACGCGGCCAGCGTGATCGGGTCTTCGAGGATCCAGTACCAATGGAACCCGTAGCCCGAGTTGACCGCGAGGTTGGGCATCGGGATCGAGGTGGCCTTGCAAAATCCGACCAGCCACTCGATGGCTTTACGACGGTCGTGAAACGTGTTCGTGGGGTCCTTGCCGTCGCCGTCGCGCTTGACGTCGGCGTCCATCACCAGCGTGCGTATGAGATGTACGTTGGTCTGCTCGCGTCTGGCGCGCGTCACCTGATCGCCGCGCGTGTTGACGGATATCTCGGCCATGTTGAACGACGCGACCGCGTGATAGGCATCCACGCCGCGACGCGTGGCCCATCTTAAGATGTCCGCCGCCTGATCCGTTTGTGAAGGTTTGTAGCTGCGGTATGGCCATCCCGCTTTAGGGTTAGGACCGGGCCACGTGATCGTGAGATAATTGCCTTGCGCCGGAACCACACGCGCGAGAAATTGTTCCGTACCCGTGTTCGTTTCCTCGACCACTGAACTGACCTCCATGAATACGAAGGGCGCGGTTGCAGCCGCGCCCTTCGCAAGGTCAAACGTTCATCAAAGGTCGCGCATCAGATTGTCGATCTCTTCCTCCAGCGATGCGGGCGCGCCCTGGATGACGGTCGTCTGCGCGGCGACGGCTTCGGCCAGTGCCTGAGGCGCGGCCTGAGGCGCGGCCTGAGTCGCCACCTGAGGCTGTGCCACCTGAGGCTGGGCCGCGAACCCCGCCGTGCGCTTCGCCGCCACGGGCTGCGGCTGGGGCGCGGGTGGGGGTGCCGGAGGCGGCGGCTCCGGCGCGGGCTTCGGCGTCTCGGCCTCCATGGCGGCGGCGGGTGCCGGACGCGCCGGCCTGGGCGGCACCAGCGCCAGGTGCGCCGGACGCTCGCCCGGCACCAGCGGGTCCGCCGTGACGTCGGAGGTCTCTTCCTCCAGCATGCGCTTCACCTGATCGCCAAGCGCGTGTTCCTCGATCAGCGCGGTGTCTTCCGCCGACTCGACCCAGCGCATCGCCCTGAACACCAGTTCCTGGTGCGTGACGTCGGGGTTGAACGAGATGCGCGTGACCACCATTGACATGTCCGCCTGATTGCGCTCAAGCTGGCGCGAATAGGCGTCGAGGTTGGTCAGCGAGGTGGGCGGGATGTCCAGCAGCATGGCACCGCCGAACGTCTCGTTGGCGATGTCGCTGCCGGGGACCACGGCGATGCGGCGCCCGTCGCGGCATGCCTTGGCCTTGCGCCCGCTCTCGGTGGTCACCGACCCCCAGATGTTCTGCGGGCAGGTGGCGCAATGCGTGTTCTGCTTCAGCGCGCTGGCGGGATCGGGCGACATACCGTCGATGGAGAAGCAATCGGGGGCCCGGCTCTCGCCGTCAGCGTAGCCGCCGTTGAACCACTTCTTGCTGATCGCCGAGGCGACGCCCACGATGACGACATCGACGTGCATGACGGGCGCTTCGGGCAACGGGCGCCCGTCGTGACCGGTGCCCGCCGACATCTGGATGAGCGTCTCGTCACCCCGATAGCGCACGCGCCAGTTCTTGCCGCGTATCTTCAATACCGCGAACGATGCCTGCAGATTGGCACGCGCCGCCGCGTTCAGATTAAGACGGCGCGGCGCGTTGGCCAGATGCGAGGGCAGCGCGCCCAGGCTGACCAGTTGGTTACCACTCATTGTGTGTCACTCCTTGTGGATATTTACGAATTGTCGTTCGCGCGACGGACATTCACAACCCATTCCGACGCGGTTTCAACCCCTGGAATTGGCTCCTTGGTTTCCTTGATGAGTTCCTGCGCGGCCAGTTTGGAGACGCGCGCCTCCAGCAGATCCCAGGCCTCGTTGGCCCTGATGTAACCGAGCGCGGCCGGCCAGTCGACCACCTTGGCCGAGGTGCGCAGAGACTTATACGAGGTGCCGTGTTTGGATTTCATCGAGCTGAGACCGCTCTCGTTCATGGCCTCCAGCATGTATCCCTCAAGCCGTTCCATGAACGTTATGATAGGCGCGACCGAGGCCTTGTAGGCGTCCTCCATTTCCTTCTTCTTATCCCTGAGCAACACATAGCGTTCGATCATGTTGTCCATGGTCATCCGGGTGTTACGCACGACGGTGGTTCCGTTCATCTGGTCCATATGGTTTCACTCCTTATTTTACGACGGTAGTTACGTTTTTTCGTTTCGCGGGGGGTGGTAAACAAAAGGCACGTTACATCCAGCCTCATGCTTAAAATGCTTTATCCTGCTTATGGAACAGGTCCAGCAGACAATTCTGCATGCGCTGGCGGTCGCGCAAACGTGTGTAGGTGGCCCGCTCCACCGTGGTCCCCACCATGTGCACGATCATGGTCTTGTGTTTCTGCCCTGGTCGATTGATGCGGGCGTTGGCCTGCTCGTAAGTCTCATTCGATGTCGTCGGTGAATACCACACGATGGTATCGGCCTCGGTCAGTGTCAGTCCATGGCTCAGGGTTTGCGGATGCGCCACGATGATCCTTGGTGACTTCCCCATCTGGAAGTCGTTGAATATCTTATCCCGCGAGCCGCGCGACGTGCCACCGTGCACCGTCGCGATATCGTAATTATGTTTTCGTAGGTGTGTCGCCACACCGGTCAGCGCGTGCAGGAACGGCACCAGCACCAGCACCTTGCGTTCCGTCTCGTCCAGCACTTCGGTCAGTGCGTCGAGGCGTCCTTGCGCGGGAAGGGCATACACCGTCTTCGTGTCGGTATAAAGGAACCCGCACGACAATTGCAACAACTTATTATGCAGGACGCCCTGGTTCACGGCGGACACGCTTTCGTTCTTTTCTGTTAATATACGCGCCTTGTTGAACATCATCGTGTAGGCTTTCGCGGCATCGGTATCCAGCTTGACCGCGCGGTCGACGACCGAACACTCGGGCAGCTCCATCACGTCATCGCGGGTATACCTGACCGATGGCGACATCGCCGCGTGCACGATGACGTTGGCGTCGGGTTTGGGGAACCAGCGGAACTGCGATAGCTTCCGCATGGTGAGATCCTGGAAGGCCACGAACGAGCGGACCGTGCGCTCGGGCGTGAGCAGACGGACCTGCGCCCAGGCGTCCGTGGGCGCGTTGGGCGTGGGCGAGCCGGTCAGACCCCAGGCGAACCTGGTCGTATCCAGGCTGACGAGATCGCGCGCCGCCTTCCATAACTCCGTGTTACGGGTGCGATAGATAGCCAGTTCATCCAGGACCACGATGTCGAAGCCCGATTTTTGCACTTCTTGACCGAGTACCCGCAGCCCATGATGATTGATCACACAAATATCCGCACCTGATTTTAATAGTTTCAGGCGCTTTTCCTTGCTTCCATATAAAATACTCACACGTCGTTTTAACATGAGCTGGAACAACTCGCGTTCCCACACTGGAGTCAATGTAGATAGCGGGGCTATGATCAGGGCGCGACTGGCCTGTTTCGTGCGCATGAGCCAGTCAGTGGCATATATGACCGCGCGCGTCTTACCCGTGCCCATCGAGCTTAGCACATAACACCGGGGGCTCTCGGTGAGCAGCGCGGCGGTGGTACGCTGGATGTCCCAGGGCTGGGTGCCCGCCCAGTCGTAGCGTGTGAGGATGGGCGCCGGCACCGGCACGCCGACGTTGCGCGCCACGCGCGCCTCCTCGGGCTCGTTGGGCAGCAGCAGGCGGCGCTCGCCCTCCCAGGTGAAGTCCCTGGCGTGCGGCACGGCGTTCGCCAGGGTGGCATCCCAGGGCACCACGACGTGACGTCCGTCCCGGGTAATGAACGTTATCGGTGTCTCGGCGTTCAATATCTTCACTCCTGTAGTAAACTCAAAATCTCCAACCAGTCGTCCAGCCCCTGGATCCCAACTTCGTCGTATATCAGGAACGTCCTGCCACCGGCCTCGCGTATCCGGTCCAGGGTCGCCTCCTGTAGCGCGGTGGCCCTGCCCCTGGGTGCCTTGGCCTCGATGGCGAAGAACCAGCCCCAGGCGCAGCCTATGAAGTCCACCGTGCGCGCGCCATAACCGGAGGGCACCGGCATGTACCAGTATACGTCGTCAGGATACTTCTTCAAGGCGTCCTTGATCTTTTGTTTGACTTTTCCCTCGGGAGTCATAACGATAGCAATACATACGCGATGAGTTCTGGATCGATCACCGCGTAGCCTATGAATTTGTTGCTGATCCGTTTGGTCACGTTGAGCATGGGGGCGCTGGCGATGACATATTCGTTGATCCTGTTCCGCCACGGAACCTGTTGTTGAGACCCAGCCGTCTCATGCAGCACGGCCACCCAGGGCGTGTCCTCCCACCAGCGGACCTCGAACCACAGAAGGTCCCGCACGCGCCTGGGAAACTGCCTCCGCAGTATCCGACGCTGCTCGAACGGATGTAGCATATCGATACGAAAACATAACAGGTAATCGTCTGGTATCCTCACGACACCCCCAGGATGATCCTCGATATGTGCGCGGCGGTGGGGAACTCGTCCAGCGTGTCGGTCAGTACCAGCACGCCCGCCGGACCGGTGTACTCGATGACGAACGCCGGCGGCTCGGCGCGGAAAGACATCTTGCTGATCCGCGCGACCACGCGCGCCGGCAACTGGTCGATGGCCTTGATCAGGCGTAAGCGGGCCAGTTCCGTCGTTGGGTTCACCGATACCACGGCACTGGCCTGGTGGACGGCGGCGTAATCCAGGGGATTGAACGCCAGGCCGTACGCGTTGGCGTTCTGCAGCTGCTGCCCGACGATGCTCGGATCGAGTGCCGCGTTCACCATCCTGTTCTGCATGTTCTGTAAGTTCTGCCCGGCGGCGTTCAACAGGCTTTGTAAGGACTGCTGGGCCTGCGAGGCCTGCTGATACGCGGGCGGCGCCGCCTGCTGGCCATACATGCCCATGGGATCATTTGCCATGGAACGGGCAGGAGGTAACGGCACACCAACGTTTGCATAATCCTCCGGGTTTTGGAGGATAGTTCTGGCTTTGCCTCGCATCGATCATTCTCCTTACCCTGGGCAGGACGTCGCTCCAGATCTCGGTGGTGTCTTCCCGCGTGAACGTCGCCCGTTCGATCTGATCATACGCCACGAACGCCAGCGCCACCGACACGCGCCGCGCGCGGGTATGATGCGCGAACACGGTGACGGCCGCCAGCTGGAGCTGGGTCATGTCCTCGCTCGGCCTACCCGTCTTGTAGTCGATGACCACGATCCGGTCACCCGCCTCGTTGACGTTGGTATAGTCCAGCACGGCGCGGAACCACGCACTTCGACCGAAGAACTTGGATGGGCTCAGGTCGGACCCCAGGGCCAGTCTCTGCTCGGTGCGGATCTCGCCCTTCGCACGGGCCAGCCGGGCGAGGAGGCCCTCGTGCATGGTCATCCCAGGGGGCAGCGGCGTGCCCTTGGCGACGCGGGCATCGAACGCCTCGTGGATCCGCTTGCCCTTGATCAGCGCCTCGCTCTCGGGCTCCTTGACGTCCTTGGCGACGTTGTAGCTGTAGTATCGTCTCGGACACGTCTCGAAGTTCTTGAGCGCCGTGTAGCTCCAGGAGAACCCCTCGGGGTTTACGACCGTCGTGCTCATCGCGATACCTCGATACGTTCCGGCATGGGTACACCAGCCAACCGAGCGTTGCGAGTGAACTTATCAGCGGCCTTGCGGGTGCCCGTCGCCACGGCGTTTTTATGGCTCATGACCTTCAGGACGAAGTGCCCGTTGTCTGGCACCGCCAGGACATAACCAGCGGCTTTCTTACCGTGCCCCGACGCGATGAACCGTTCCGGCAACCGCTTCTGCAACGCCGGTGTGTTTTGCCGTTTGACGCCATCCACCTCGATATAACCTTTGAAAAACGCCTCGGCCATGGGGATGATCTCCACGTCCTTGTGTATATCCTGAAGCATATCGCGGATATAATCCCAGCGGATTGAGTCGGCGAACGCTTCCAGGTTCAGGTCGGCGATCACGGCGCTTTTACGAAAGCATGTGTGCAACATAAGATATTCAGCGGCCCGGTCTTTGATCGCCTGATAGATTTTGGATTGTTCCGCCACGGTGCGACGCAGGTAGGTGCTCATCTCAGGTCTCCCTCGATGGCGCGCAGTTTCACGACCGCCGCCGGTTTGGCACACAGATTATTGATGCTGGCCTCATTACGCATGACGGAATGTTCCAATGCCAGAACCACGCGGTCGAGTGCCTGAAGATCCTCCAACAGTTCGAGGCTCGGCAATGACTTGATCATTTCGTCGATCTTATCTTTAACCGTATCACTGTTGTTCCAACGCGCGATCTGCGCTACCAACGATTTAGCGAACACGGCGAACAAGGGGACCTTGCTTTCCTTCCTGGCCTCTTTCGCGAAACGATATGTATTGACGGCTACGGTTTCGCGCAGGTTTTTCCCTGTCACACCCTTAACCTGTTTGTCTTTTAGGTCCGCGAGCGTGCGCGTCACGGCCTTGCCGACCTGTTTGCGAGCCGCCGCGATGTCTTCCTTTTTCGCGCCGACCTGTTCACTGATCTCGGTGATCTGTCGCGCAATCTTGCGCGCTCCACCACATACCTCACGGGCTTCCTTGACCGTCAGACCCTCCAGAGCGGATCGCTGGATCAACTTCTCGGCGATTAGTTCGGAGGCGGCGACACATGCCGTGGCGGTGTCATTCTGAAAGTTGGTATTCCGATTTGATTTTACCACGGTCCAACCCAAAACACGGGCGATATTAGTGGGTTGGATAGATTTGCTAGGCTGGCCTAGCAAAAAATCCCGCGCCGCTTCCCATGTCTCCAGCATCACCAGGAAGTCGGCATTGAAGTCCTCCATGTTTTCCCGGCCCATGTAACCGAGCATTTGTTCATCACTCAGATCCATGATGGTCAGCGCCATGGCCTTCATACCTGAACGCCGCGCCGCTTCCTTGCGGTGGTGGCCGAACGCCAGTTGGTAACGGCCGCCAGTTTTACGGGCGACGACCCCGCCGGGCCACATGCCAATGTCCGCGTAGGACCGCATGAGGGCCTCGACCTTGCGTTCGATATAAGGATAGTCGCCGAGTCGTCGGTGAGGGTTGATGTCGATCATGTTGAGTGGAACGTTTATAATAGCGGCATCAGACATTGGGTTCTCCTTTTACGACGGTAGTAGCGTCGTGGAGATTTCGCGCAATGTCAACATTTCATTCTGGTGAAAACCGCGCATACCGTTCCCGGATATTCCCCTTCGATTGTTTCCGCGCATTCATGCGCGCTGTCCTCGTAAATCCACCAATGCGTTTGAATAAGGCCGTTTGGTTTCATGCAGCGACAAACCCATTCGCAATCTTCGAACCCGTCAGGCGGGACGCCATCCATATGCGCGAGTTGGTTCTCCAGCACCGCCCGTCTATCGTTCATGGTTCACTCCTTGGTCTACCCTTGGCCCAGGTCTTTAGTTTCGCCATGACGCAGCCCATGCATCGACCGCGCGTCATGACCCTGATGTCCATCCACGGCGCGTCGGGGTCCCTGTTCTCCATGTCCATGGCGTCGTGCACGGGCACCACATCGAACTCGGCCAGGTTCGCGAACGCGCCGCACACGGAACAGTGACCAGCCATCTGGATGCCATCCAGGGCGAGCATCTTACTCCCGTCGTAAACGCTCACACCCGCTTGCCTCGGAGGATCTCGCTGATCCGCCCGATCTGGACGTTGAACCTCACGGCGATGTCGTGATAGGTCCAGTTCGAGTGTCGCGCGTGGAACGCCCGCACCCTGCGGGCCAGAGTGGGCGTAACCGGCACGCAGGTCGACGGCGCCGGGGGTGACCACCGGTTACGCAGCTCACGGTGTATGGCTTCCAGATGGTCCAGCACTTCCGCGTGTCGCTCGTTCACATGGTCGTCCTCTCGCAGGGCATCGATACATGCACGCAACAATACGCGTTGCTTGGGTTTGGTCGTCGGCCCCGTGGGATTACGGAAATCCTCCGGTGTTGCCATATGGTTCATTGGTTCACTCCTCGCTCGGCCTCCGGTTGTTCCTGGTGATGCGCCAGCGCTCCATCTCGTAAGCGCATTGTTTCGCTTCGTTGACCTGAACCAGGTCCTCCACCGGCTTGGCGCCCATCTCGACCGCGCCCTCGCGCAGCTGCGCCCATAGCTTGACCAACAACGGCGCGTCCTTGTCGCGGGCCAGCAGGACGAACATGGGCTCGTCGGGCTCGGCGTTGGCATAACAATCGAACGCGGCCGGATGCTGTTTAGTCCCCATGGGTAAGCTCGATGGTTCGGATCAAACGTTCAAGTTCCGACCTGATCCGTAATATCGTCTGCATCTCGACGGTGTCCGAGTAGGTTCCAAGCGGCTCGACGATAGTGATGCACGCGGCCCGCATCGCTTCGGCTCCGCGTTGGAACTCGGTGGTGTATTCCTTCATTGGTTCACTCCTCGCTCGGCCTCCAGCAACGTGGCGCCCCAGCCACCCTCGGACGCCAGTGGCAGCCCCTCGGCCCAGGCGGGTCCCACCAGGAATTGTCGTTCAAGTATCGCATCGAACGCGGGAGCCTCGGCCCAGGGCACGATATAGTCATGGCTGTCGTATGTCGACATGAAAGGCCGGTATCCGGTCAATTGTTTCACGCGCAGCATGATATCGGTCACCACGATGCGAGCCAGCGCCTGGGTCACGTTCTCGATCAGCTTGGCGCCGTAGAGCTTTTTTATCCCACCATAAGGCCCGTCGTAGACGGTGTTGGTCCTGGCGGGGTCCAGCGCGTCACGCTCGCGCCGCAGGTTGGGATAGACGATGGCGGTCTCGTTGGGCAGCCACACGCACGTCTCGCCCAGCTCGACCACCGGAAAGTACAGCGCGGGCTCGCCCGTGGCCTGGATCATTCGTCTGATCGCCTCGTTGCCCAGCCGCCACAACCTCGGGATCTCGTCGTAGAGGTTGCGGTACGCGTTGACCAGCCTGTCGGCCTCCACGAGGTCCAGCGTGACGCTGACGCCGCCCTGACCTATGTGAAGGGCGTGCCGGAACCGCTCGGCGCCGGCGCCATACCCAAGGCTCAGGATGGCGGTCTTGCCGGTGAAGCGCTCCAGCTTGTCCTCGCGGGTCACCGTGTGCCCATAGAAGCGCGACGCGAACTCGGAATAGACATCCCGCCCCTCGGCGAACGCGGCCACGAGCGCGTCGCACCCGGCCAGCCAGGCGACGATGCGCGCCTCGATCTGCGAGCTGTCCCGGTGCGCGATGCGGAACCCGGCGGGTGCCTCGATGGCGTCGCGCAAGGGCGAGCCGCGTTTGAGGTTGGCGAAGTTGTAGCCACCGTCGCCCGAAAACCTGCCCGTATGCGCGCCGAAATACTTATAGGGCACCGGCATCCAGCCATCGCCCTCCATTCCCCACGAGCGTTGGGAAAGATTGAGGAGCGTGGCGGCGCGGGTCTCCTCGATGGTGGACTTGGCGTTCAGCCGGACTGCCAGCAGCGCCTGGACTTTGGCGGGCTGCTCGGGGTCGGCGCACAGGTCTTTGAACTCGCGGTCGTTCTTCGCCAGCGCCAGGGTGCGCTCGCCCGTCGTGGGGGAGATCTTGGTCGGCGGCTCGACGCCATACTCCCGTAGTAACTCGCCGAACTTCAGGTTCGACGAGAACCGGTCCGGGGATATGTGCGCCACCTGGGCGAAGGCGGCGGCTTTCTCGGCCCGCACCAGGTTGAGGTGCTCGGCCAGCTTGGCCTGGTTCAGCACCACCTGCGGCAGGATGAACATGCGCAGCGACAGGTCGATCACCTTAAGCTCGGTCTTCGGGAAGATCGTCATGAAGCGGTCGAAGATCTCCCGGCAGAGATCAGTGTCATGCGCGCAGTACTCGGCGTAGATCGCCACCTCATCCTGGCTGAGCGAGGCGAGGTCGCGCCCCTTCATGTCGTGCACCGCCGTGCCCTTGGGCGGCAGGCGGAAGTGCCGCGCCAGGGACTCAAGCGAAGAGGACTTCACCACCGCCCTGGTCAGCGCGTTGGCCATGCTCAGCGTGTCCAGATACAACGCGGGTGTTATGTTGAAGCGCCAGTTGAGTATGGCGCCATCGAAGCGCGCGTTGTGCGCCAGCATCGCGTGCTTGTCCCAGTCGATGGCGTGCAGCGCGCGGTTGACGTCCTTGACGCCCACATGGACCACGGTCTCCGCGTCGCCCATCTTCACCGAGCACATGATGGTCTCGAAGCGCGGGTCGAGTATGTAGTCCACCTCACTCATTCTGCGAAGCGAATAATCCTGACTGTAGAACGTTTCGAAGTCGATGGTCACGATCATACCGTGTCCCCCTCTATCTTCTCCCACGCCGCGAGCGTGGCGATGGGCCGCGTGGTGTCCTCGTCCAGCGGCGCCAGCAGCAACCCCGCCACCAGCACGGTGTCGGCCACCGAGATCCTCCTGCCATATGTTCCGACCACGCTGGGTAGTGGCTTGTACATCTCCAGGTTACGGTGCACCGCGCGCAGGTCGTCGCGCAACCGCTCGACGAAGTCCCGGTCCTGTGCGTAGTGCGTTCGGAAACTGGTGCCCTTCACATCGTCGGCGAGCGTGCACAGGGTGGGCCACACGGCGCGCAGGTGCGCGCAACTCTTCGCGTTATCCCGGATGACGCTGTTCGCCGTGGCGACCGTGACATCGCGCAGACGCTGCTGCCTGATGACGCGGTTGAGCCAATTAACCAGATCCTCCCGCGTCTCGGTGCTTAAGGGATGCTCGGCGAAGTCGGGCAGGAGTATATTTTTGCCCCGGTGCGAAAACACCGACGGGTCGGACGGCCCGCAGTAGAAGAGGGAGGTATCCTGTTTCGCGACCACCGGGACGGGGAGCTGAAACCTCATGACCGCGCCCCGGCGTAACTCCGGTAGTATGTCCCGCCCGAAACGGACGTGGATGCAGGTCTGTTCCATCAACGTGGTGATCTGCGCGCGCTTCAGGGCCTTCGCGTTTTCCATGAGAGCATCGCTCATGATCGCCTGCTGGATCTGAACCAGGCTAAGTGGGAAGTCCATCGTCGCGTATTTCAGCGTCTGGTCGGCCACGTACAGCACGCGGCGTTCCAGGAAGTCTTTCATCCTCTGTGTCAGTTCCCGGTTCGGCATCTAAGTCATCTCCTTCCCAACCAAAGCTCGATCAGCGCGCCGGCCACGGCACCCATCACCACCGCCAGCGCCATGTCGAACAGGTCGAAGCGCGGGTCGCCCAGCAGCGCCAGCAACGGGTGCATCATTGGATGTTGTTGTCCTCTTGTTTGGAATGCGTGACAAAATACCGCGCCAGCTTCGCGTCGTGCCGCACCACGCCCGCCTGCTTCAGGATGGTCAGCCGCGCCGACGCGGTGCCCACGGGCAGCTGGGCCACCGCCGCCAGCTCGCGCCCGCTAAGGCCCGCCTCGCCCGCCGCTTCGAGCGCCAGCAGCGTCGCCGCCTCGGCGGCGGCGGGTACCTTCTTACGCCGCTCCACCGGCGGTGGGTTCGGTGGCGCCGTGACCACCGGTCCGGCCTCGACCTCGGCGATCAGCAGGTTCAGATTATCGATACGCGGTTGGATATGATCCCGCTCGTATATCAGCGCGTCGCGCCGCGCGATCAGCCAGCGCCTGATGTCATTCGTTTTCATTGGTTCACTCCCGTATTAAACTTTGATACGCACCACCTCGCCCCACGACGCTTCGACATCCGTGGTCATTGCCCATACGACCGGATAAGGCGGTGCCGGAAACGTCAGGTCGCCGACACCATCCGTGAGATAGACCATCATCTCGGGTCGCAGATCATGTTCCTTCACGTAGTCCATGACCGGCTCGAACCGCGTGCCGCCACCGCCCTTGATCCCCTTGGCGCGCAGCACCTCGAAGTCATCGAGGCTGTCCACCTCGTCCACCTGGGTGACATGGTAATCACAGCCGATGACCATGATGCGGCGCGGTTTGACATCGGCCAGGATGCCCGACACCTCGGAGAGGAACACGTTAAGCTCGTTGTCGCCTATCGAGCCCGACGTATCGACGCCGACCACCACCAGCTCGCAACCGTAACTGTTGCGTCCTGGTAATATGATCGTCGGCGTCAGCACCAGCCTGCGCCGGTTGAGCTTCTTCCACGTCTCGCCGCGCGCGCCCACCTTGCCGGTCATGGTCAATCTTATGTGCTCGCGCCAGTCCACCTGAGGGGCGAGGATATCGTCGACCATGCGCTGGACGTTCCCAGGCAGCTTACCCATGGCCTTGGCCACGGCGGCGGCACGCGCCACCGCCTCCTTGAACTCATGCTCCTCGGGCACGTCCACCTCGCCCGTGGCCGGGTCCACCCCGGGCTCCCATACTTCGTCGAACGCGCCATCGTTGGCCTCGGCGAACTTGTCCGGCTTACCCGTGGCGGAGACCTTCTTGCCCGCTTTCACCGGCTCGTGAGCTGGCTGGCCTTTATTACTACCGGAGTTATCCTGATCCCCATCGCCCTCGCCATCCTCGCATGGCCTGCCCTTGCCGGGCGGCGGGGGTGGCGGATCGACCCAGAGCCGCTCGTAGACGTCCTCCCACAGCTCGTCCCCTTTGATGTCCTTGTCGTAGAGCCAGTTCGGGTTGCACGATCCCACGTGGCTCTCGATCAGTCCCGCGTTGATGACATAGTCGGCGCAGATGTTGCCGAGCTTCTGTATGTATGGCTTGTCCCTGAGCTTGCCCGCCCTGCGATAAGCGGTCATGCGCCGAGGATGACGCATGACGAGGTGCGCCATCTCATGGGCCAGCGCGAATACCTGCTCCGATACGCTCAGGCCACAGAAATACTCGGGGTTGATGAGTATCCTGCGTCCGTCGGTCGCCAGCGACGGAAGAGCGCGGGTTATCACCTCCTTGCCCAGGCTATGATAGAGATGCGCGTAGAACGGCGCTTCCATCATGAACGCGATGCGCGCGATGGAGAGGGTCTTCTCCTGCGCGGGGGTCAGGCGCGCCGGCGTTGCCTTACTCATATGCTTTCACTCCTTGGTTACTCCGGTCGTGCTTCGCCCCAGGTCCGCTACGCGGACACTGGTGCGGGCGCGCTCAGGCGAGCGGCCCGTCGTCCGCCAGGCGATCATCATGCTCGTTCAGCGCGGCCACGATGAACACCGCGTGGCGGTATGGCACGTTACGCGCCATGGTGATGTCAGCGTGCTCGCCATCGCCATGATCGACGATGTCATATCCCGAGTCGCCGTCCGGATCATTCGATCTTGATGGCGTGAGTATCAGTCCGTATCGTCTACCCATGCGTCGTCCTCCTCTCCTGGTGGATTGATACTGGCGTGATGCGTTACCAGCGCGCTGATATGTTCCCCGGTCGCCGCGCATACCCATTCATCGTTGGACCTGTAAGCGACCATGACCGGTCCGCTTATCGTAAGTTCGGGACACCATAACAATATCATATCGTCATCGGTCAGGTTGTCGGGCACGTCCGCGATGGGATACCAGCTGATCATCTATAACCCCCATTGTGATAACTTATCGTTGATGGCACGCGCCTGCCGCACCACGTCGGCGCGGGTATCGTTGGACTGACGGAACATCCTGGGCGATGTCCCTTCGAGCATACGATCTATATCGGCGACGATCTCACTCACACGCGGGTCGTTCGTGCAGTTGAAGCCGGGCAGGGTGGTCATAAGTTCGCGCACGTTGTCCACCGTGTTGGCCTTGAACTTGTTGCCCGGGTCATCGAGCCGCTCGATCAGGTGGCCCACGTTCTCGCGCACCCGCTCCCACATATAGGCCTGGGCCACGCCCAGCGCCGCCTCCTGCCGCGCCTTGAGCTGGGCGCCCAGCCGTTCGAGCATGCCGTCAGGCAGGCCCTGGAAGGCCGTGGCGGATGGGATGGGCGCGAAGTCGAAGGAAAGTTTGAACCGCTTGCGCAGGTCCTCCGGGTCCGGGTAGTCGTTGACGTTCGCCATGCCGGCCAGGTTCTGCCGCGCCCGGTAGGCGAGATCAGGATACTCGGCTATGAAATCGCCCAGCTTGCGATGCGCCTCCCGTCGTAACTTCGACATCTCGGTGAGATAGCGGTCGAATAATAAGTTCGGGAGTAATCTTGGACCCGTCTTGCGATCCGACACGGTCGGGTTGGTGACCCACGGCAACGTGAGTTGATAATGCAATGCGCGGGCGGAGAGATAGGCAGCCTGGACTTCCTTCAGACTCCCATCTACCCCGGCCATGAGGTTCTTCACATACTTGCCGGTGTTACCGATGGCGCCCATGTCGTCCTTGATCCTGGCGCCGATCTTACGGTCGGTAAGCTCGCCATGCCATGTGGAGATGGTGAGATCCGCCAATAACGCGGTGGCCCTGACGGCCTCGGTGAGATCCTCGCGATCCACTCTTGTCACCTCGCCGGCGCTCCCAGCCATGCTGGTATCGCCATGGCTCACTTGTTGATCCATGTGTTATTCTCCTTGGGAGTTATTCTACTACTGTCGTAAACTCAGATAAGCACTTCCGTCCGAGCGATGCCACCGTTGAACTGGTCATCGTTAGCGAACCAGTCGACCACGTCATGCCAGTCCATGGGCAGGTCCAGGGGTGGCAGCCCCTGGATCGTGCCACCTGCCGCGATGATGTCGAGGTCATAGGCCCCCGCGCGTTGATGCATGACGCCTTTGATCCACGTGGTGGCGCACGCCAGCGCGTCCGCCTCGCGCATGAACATATGATCGAACTGTTCCTCGTCGCGCCTCAGGTCACGATACCAGAACATATACACCTCGATATGATCATCATGCACGGCCAACTGGGCGGCGATCTCGGCCATGGTACCCAGCGTCTTACGTTGCATATCCATCCCATTCGCTCCCGCTCTTATTGATCCCGGTCGCGCTTCGCCCCAGCAAGCGCTGGTGCGGGCGCGCTCATGTTAATCCCGTATTAAATAACCCGCCCGGCCTCCCACATCCGTTCGCACAGGCATGCGGCTGACGGGGTCGATCCCGTTCTACGTCAGCTCGAACGTGGTAAGGCGGCCGGACAGGCATGGGTTACGCGTAAGCCGCTATGAGTATGTCCTTGTTGTCGGTCAGCCACTTCGTGAACAATGGCTCGTTTGCCACGAGTTTCGCAAGCTCCTTCTGACTGGTCATGGTCTTCACGGCCAGGGTCTGCATCTCGATGTTAAGGCGCGTGATATATCTCATCATGGGATGCGCGTTGGCCTGGGTCAGGTTATGCGCCAGCATGAACGCGCACACCATCTGCGCGTCGATCTTCGCTGGTAGTTTGGCGCGCGCCGGGTCGGCCACGATGTCGGCGATGTCGGGCAGCTCCTCGGCGAACTTCACATGGGTGAAATACTGCGCGCTCTCGCCCCCGCCTATCCACCCGGCGCAGACCTCGCGCGCGACCCCGTCCATGGGCAGCCTGTCTCTGGCCGTGTCCTCGTCCGAGCGTAACGCCCTGAGATCGCGATCCATCAGCACCAGCGTTCGCGGCGTGCAGAAGGGTGCGTCACCCGGCGGCACGGCATCCCTGAATACCAGATCCGGGCTCTTGTTGGCGAAGCTCACGGTGAGATGGTGCGGCCTTGACTCCGGTCGTAAACTGGCCACCCAGGCATTCCACGTCGGCAGATGGGCATCGATGCTCAACTCCATCCGCCGGTTGGTTATGAACGTCAGGCTACGCAGCACGCCGGCGCGGTCGGTCAACCGGTTCGACGCGGCGATGACGCGCCAGCCCAGGGGGAGCCGCGTGTCGCCCACCTCGCCATTGAGCAGCAGCTCGGCGGCCGCCTTCTTGACGTCGTCCTCACTTTGCGAAAATTCATCCAGAAACAGCAGACCGACACGTGGCAGCTCACCATCCCAGCCATACTTGTCCACCATCGATCCGTCTGGCATATAAACCTGCATATTATTACGCTTGGGATACCAGGGCGAGCGTGAGAAGATCATCTCCATGGGATCTCCCGGATTGACGGGCTTGGTCGGCAGGCCGAACCCGAGTATGTCCGGTGACTGCTTGGTGGCCAACATATCCACGACGATACCCACAGGCTCGTTGAGTTCGCGCGCCAGCGTCTGGCATACCTGACGGACGACACTCGATTTACCGATCCCCGGCCCCGACTTCATCTCGATGGCGTTCGCCCGTTCACCACGACTCAACGCGGCCACGTGGGTGCGGAACATAACCTGCATGGCTTGTGAGAGGTTCATTGTTCACTCCTTCAGTGCGTCAATTACTACGGTAGTCGCTTCCATCCAGGTCAGCACCATGCGAACCTCTTCGATGGTCGCGTTATGTTTGATCATGTTCGCGCGCCGACTTATGACATGGACGTTGCCCGGCACATAGCCCAGAACAGGATCAAAACAATCGAACGATGGGCTGGCGTCATGCGCCCGCCCTTCCGCGTATGTCATGGGTATCCCAAGCACCGGACACACCTCCGCATCGGCCAGCATGTCCGCTATCATCTCGCGTGTCATGGCGAACGGGCGTCCCGTGGCTTCCGCTCGCTTGCGTATGTTATTCCATATGTATCGACTGCGATACTTCAGAAAATGCTCACGCCGTAGCAGTTTGTCAGCCTCCTTTCGTTTGGCGTTGGTAAGGTCACGACTCTCCTTATGCTCGACCGCCCATTGTCGCTGATATGCGTTGGTCTCCTTTCGATGTTTCGCTACGTACGCCCGCTTGTTCGCGGTCACGCGCTCCTTGTTATCCGCATGCCATGCGCGCGATTGCTCGTTCATCCTCGCACGATTACGTTCGCGGTATGACTTCATATACTCGCGTTGTTGGTCAGCACTCCATGTCATTAGTTACTCCGGTATTAATGGGTGCGCCCGGTGGGATCATTCGTTTGATCTCCTCCTCGATTGCCTTGGTGGCCAGCGTATCCATATTAATATCGAAATGACCACCATCGATGAAGTCCCAGTAATGCACGTATGGCATCGACGCGAGCACGGGGATGGGGAACACGCGCGCGGCCCGCTCGTCGCCGAACATCTCGATGTCGTGGACCAACGACGTGTATAGCGTGTTGTTCACCCGACCCGCCGGATCGGTGTAAGGCTCGATGCCCGTCATGCGGGCGCGCCACCGGACGAACGCCTCGATGGGCGTCGGCGCCGATACCACCATGTCGAGGTTATCGTTGTTGTCCGTCGTATACGCGACCAGCCATAAGCGCATGGGCGCGGGGTTTGGTTGGAACGTCAGCACCATATCATTTACTCCCGTCGTACCATGCGATGATCGCATCCCGGTTGGCGCGCAGCCATTGGACGAACCGTCCGTCGGCCACCAGCATGCGCGTGGCATCGACCGATGTCGTGGTATGCTTTATGAACGCGAGCTGCTCCTCGAAGGTGGGCAGGCTCAGCGCGTGGTCCATGAACTCATGCTCTTCCATATTTTACTCCCGTATTAATTACCTCGCCGCCGCTCCCAGATCCCTCACGGGATACTGGTATCGGACTGGCTCATACCCCTCCCAGCATGGCGCCCACGATGGCGCGGGCCAGCCAGGCCGCCAGGGGCACGCACACGGTGACGAAAGCCAGCAGGCCCATGGCCACCACCAGTCCCCGCATGGCCCACAGGCGCCATGGGACGGGCAGGGGGAGGGGGGATATGCTCGACGCGCGGACTCTTGGCCCCGGTCGCGACATATTGGCCCCGGTCGCGCGGCCCTCCCGCCCAAAAGCGGTATGGCCGCGCTCAGTGTCAGCTCGCATCGACAGTCTCCTTGATGCCATGTGTCACGCGCCACGCGGCGCGACCCAGCGAGCCGGGGATGGCGTGATGCGCTTCCCACCCGGCGCACGGCCCGGCGTAGAGCGTCAGCGCGTCCCCGCCGCCATGCCGTTCGAGCACGACACGCACCATGTCGCGACCCGCGCCGGCGTCATGCCACATGTTGACGTTGACCTGTCCCTCCCATGATTTCGTTGACGTGATGATACCCGAACGCTTGTCGCCCAGCCTCGACGTGGGGCCACGCGAGCCGTGTATGTTGGCGATGAACTGAGCCATTGTTGGTTTCACTCCCGTAGTGAGTTCGAGCGTCAGCGAGACGCTTGTAGTAAAGCCATGTCCTCCATGACCTCGGCGCGACGCGCCAGATACAACGCGAACAGCTCCGCGTCGGCATAGCCGCCGCGCTTCCACGCGGCGAAAGCGATCTCGGCGCGAGCATGCGAGACCGACCGCCGCGCTTCTATCAGGGCACGCACGTGACGCATCATTCGTTTCATTCTCCCATCAATACTAGTTCAGCTCAGCGCGAGGCGGACGGACGCACATCAGCACGGTCCACATCTCGTCCAGATACGCGACGCGCTCCGCCTCGGGCATCGCGTTGACACGGTCGAGCCATGCCAGCGCGATGGGATCATCGTCCATATCATAAGCATCGTCATCGTCGTAATACATTGGTTTTACTCCCGTATTAAAAGCTAACTGACCCAGCCTGTCGTGGATACCCATACCGTTTTGTATTTTCCATTTACCTTTATCTGTTTCCTGCGACAGGAGCCGTCGCGCGGGAGATTGTCATCGACCGCGCCATATCCCAGATATGTTCTGCCGTTGTATGTCACCGCGCCGTGCCGCGCCATGTCCTCGGCGATGGATATCCACTCATCCCCGGTCCTGGCTCGATCAATCCTCCCCGCCAGCTCATGGCTTATACGTAGCCAGTCCATGAACGTGTCCCGTTCACCGTCGACCATTGGTTTACTCCCGTAGTTCATTTGGTCCGCTGTGGATTACGCAACAGGGTTTCCAGGTCGGGGCCATCGCATGCCAGGCATATGCGGATGCGATGCGACCCGAACTCGGTGACTGGTTTGACGCGCTGGCATCGCCGGCATAGCTTTGGGGTCAGGAAGAGGGGCGGCTTCGTCGGCTTCATACGCGAACGGTAACGTGCGTTCTGGTAAGCGCGCGTTCCCTCACGCGTGGAGGTAAGGCCCGGCGTCAGGTTCTCGCGCATGCTCAGTTTCGCTTGCACCAGTTGGAAACGCTGCGATGCCTCGCGCTGCCTGACCTGACAGGGTATGCACTGTTTGGTTCGCGGTGTCAGGAAGTCTTCCATGCGTGTGAATTTACCGCAGCGCCGACATCGCTTGCCGGGAAAGTCTGGCTCGACACGCGGTTTGCGTCCAACTTTATCAGGCATGACAGTGTATAACTCCATTTTCAGGGTTTCACTAACAAACTAACACCAACTACGGTCGTAAATAATATCATTGGATCGGTATGGCATCGAAGACTTTCAACCATAGGTAGAACTGTATGAGTGTAGCCAGTTAACGAAGCGGCTGTCAATAGGTTAGTTGAGATTATTCTAGGCCTTCTATCTGATTTAGAAACATCGCAACTACCAATCAAGTCCCCTGGTAATCATTGGATTGTTCAGCCGATGCTTCTAATTCCTCGGATACACGAGGAAACATGACCCCCCCTGGATAGCAGGCAAAATCCCGCAACCGGGAGAGATGCGTAATCGTAACGGTGTGATTTAATATACGAGCCCCTTGTTTCCCTGGTTAGTAATGGAATTATAATTATTTACTATATAATATATTATATATCAATAAGTTAGTTGGGGCGTCGAGTGACTTTCGGGGAGACCTGTTCGAGTGATTTCACGCAACTTTCAATGGCTTACATGGTTATATATCATGATGCGTATGTGGTTAACAAGAGGTTGGAGCGCTCGCGTAACAGCATGCGGCGCAGGATCATTCGATGCTTGCGTCCGTAACTAATAGGCCAACGATATCAGGTCGTTAGCCTATTAGTTACGGTCGTGCCAACTGGCACGACCGTAGTGAACCGGGGTTAGCCTCGACCGAAGCACATGGCGGCCAGCTCCATCGTCACGTTCGAGGTGGGATAGGACGGGATATCGTTCAGCAAGTCATCAACCGCGCTCGGTGCGGCCGTGACCGGGACAACTACCGGCGCGGGCTTGGTAATGGTCACTACCACAGGTGATACTTTTACTACCGGAGTAACTGGCGCTTGTGTGCCAATGATATCGTCCGCGTCCGTCATGTCCTCGGTATCCTCGCGATTAGCCCGCGCCGCGATCAGTTCCTTGGTTGTTATGGTGCGCAGGAAGCCGGCGGCCTCCGCCATCTCCGCCAGCGGAAAGTCTTTATGCATCTTTTCGAGGTTGTCTATGATGGTGGCAAGGCGCGCGGCGATTTTCTTCTCGTTATGGTTGGGATCGTTGGCGCGTGCCCAGGCTTCGATGTCAACCATGCCACCGACCACGAGCGTGCCGTCCTTGACGGCGCGTGAGATGTTCATGACAAGGTGATAGAACCTGGACTGCCAGCGATGCACGGGGAGATCGAGGTTGGCGCGGTCCTCTTTCGTTTCCGCCGTTGCCTTCATCATCTCTTCATCGTCCCATGCCGCCTTACACGCGTCATGGATCGTTGGGAACTGAGCCCGCACCTTGGGGCAGGCAAAGGTTTTCATCTCCGATATGAACACACCCAGACTCTTGGCGGTGCGTTCGTCATCCGGATTGTTGTTACCCTCTTTCGCCTGGGTCGCGGCATGATTGCACGCGAACGCGACTTCGCCCGCCGTCCATTGCTCGGCATCGGACATTGCCGCGATGCGCGCCGCTACCGCGATGCGCGTCTTGCTCTGAGCCTCGGATGCCGCGTCGCGCGCTTCGATGGCATCGGCCATGTCAGACAGCGATCCACGCAGTGTGTTGCACTCGAAGGTTATCGCACTGGCGATATCCTTGACGCGGGCTGACGGCTCAATGATGTTTTTCGCCATTGTTTTACTCCGGTATTAAACACTGGAACCATTTCCTGGTGTTTATCAATGCCCGCCGAAGCGGGCATAACTAAACGTCAGGCGAAGCGTGACATGAACGCGACGACGTCAATCGTCATGTCATCCGGCCATGGTTCAAGTGGCGCGGCCGGATCGAAGCCATCATAATCAGGATGAACGGCCCCACACCTCGCAAGCTCGTGCGGTCGCGAAAAGTCGTCGCGTGTGTCAAGCAGGCATGTCAGGTTGTCGAGATCAATATCGTCCATTGTGCTATCCCCTTGTCCCGATGAAAGCGCGCGCGACTGGCAGGCTGGACGATATGCCGCCTGACATGGTGCCCTTGTTACGCCATGCGCCGCGCGCGCCGTATGCCGCGCCAGCGTCGCAGTATGTGAGTTTATGGCGCCATTGGCTGATATCCACATTCTCGCGATTTTCGGTGCGCGCCTTGTATTGTGGCGAACGGAACGGGTCGGGGACCACTTTGGGGTTTGGTATTGGTTTATACATCGTTTTTTGCTCCCGTAGTAAATTGAACCCGTCAATTGACGGCGGGAACAAACATACGAACGGCGCGACGTGAGACTATGCCACGCCGCGCCGTTCGCACGATGTCTGTTATTCAGGTTGCTTCTCTTGGCGCGATGCTATGGTAACAAACCACTTTCCAATCATGCTCGTATCAACTGAGCCCATGCGATTTATCCCACATGTCCCTACGCCCATGGATCACGTAAACCATCATACGCCACGCTCTACGTGCCACAATCGCGCCAAGCTTCCTAAAGCTTGCCCATGACGTTTGTTACCATCATGACAGATACCGCCCTGATTGTGCTTATCTTGCCTCACCCGGCCTTCCATAGCGCCGGTGCTGATTATTCGGAACCCTCGCGCATGCTGTGCTAAAGCACGCGCGGCCGAACCCTGATATTGTGCTTGCCTCGTATCAATAGGTCTCACGAGTGCAGCGTGTCCCATCGGGGGAGCGCTATGCTCCGCATGCGATGGCGGTCACGGGGCGTGTGGTTCTCGGACAAGACAGGCTAGGCCCCGGCAACCCCGACAGGCTCGGGCGTTGAACTCTCCCGACACCATGCGGCGTATGGGTTTATTCCCGTCGGGCACCCCCCTGGCCCCCCAGGGGCACCTGTCCATGGCGGGGGGTCCGCCGCCGGCCGCGTTGGGTCCTCCCCACCCACATGAAGTCCACTACTGAAAACACAAACTTAAAACGTTACGAAAAATTACCAACCCCACTTACGAAAGGCACGTTAACTTCACGCTTGTATCGTCGTTGGTGTTATGGGATAACTCGCGGAACCCAGGAGGCTCCAATGGCCCGTCACCCGTCCCACGATGAAAAGCCGAACAACGACAAGCCCGAGCATGTATCAGGCGCGTCCGCTCCGCCCCCGGTGGCCACGCCCCATGAAGATCCGCCTCCCGTCACCGTGCGTCCCAACGCCGCCTCGCCCACTTCGGAGAAGCTCGCGTCGATCACCACGACCCATGCCGCCGCCCTGACCGCCGACGAGCTGACCGTGATGCACGCGGCCGAGGTCGAGTTGAAGGCGTACGAGGCATCGCTCGTGGTCATCCCCCCGGTCGAGCCCGCCGCCCCGGTCAATCGCGACGTGCCCTACGCCGAGCAACTGGCCGGCGAGCTGCGCTGCACCATGGGCAACTGGGATGGCGAGCCCACGACGTATGAGTATGGCTGGCACCGCGATGGGACGTTCGTCGTCGGTGGCCCCGACATGTCCTCTTACACGGTGATGACCGAGGACGTCGGCACCACGTTCACCTGCGTGGTGACCGCCACCAACGCCCAGGGGGCCACCGCCGCCCCGCCTAGCAATCCGGTCGTCGTGGCCGCGCCCTGACGGGTCGAGCCGCCTGAGCCCCCTCGGAGCCCCGTCGCGTGGTCGATATTTCGGCCGGGGCTCCGTACTGGCTGAAGGTGGTGGCCGCCATGATCCCGCTCGGGCTGGCCGGCCTGACCACCATCGCGTGGCAGAACTCGCACACGCTGTCCTTGCTGGCGGTATCGATCAACACGGTGCGCGATGACCTGGAGCGCACCCGCGCGGGACTCGAACCGGGTGCCACTCTCAGGATGCGCCTGGACAGGAACGAGACCGAGCTGGCGCACCTGCGCGAGCTGATCGAGCAGCGCTTGACATGTAAATAGCGGGCATCGTATATGTGATATGTTGTTTTACTCTTCTACTCTGAGTCCTACAGTTAACTTACCCGGAGGCCCGTCTCCATCCACCCCCTACCTGCCTCCGGGGATCTTTTCTCAAAATGAGCTTGCGAATTTTCATTCTTCAGGCAATCTCTCGTCCTCTTCGATCATGAGCGCCGCGCGCCGCAGGTCGTCGGCGACGCGCGCGTGATCTTCCGGCGCATCCGCCACATCGTTGACGGTGACACTCATGACCCAGTCGCCGCCGGCCACGAAATGACGTATCGTGACCGTGTACTCGACGGGTTTGGCGCGCAGACGATGGATGATGAACTGATCGTCGTTCATGTCCATCCTCCACTGGAGATCCGTTTCGTTTGCACCACTCTCGGCATCATCGACCGCATGGCGCGCCCGGTCAGGTCCGCCTGCACCGACAGGCAGCCGTACTGCAGCGCGTCGGCGACGTCCGAGTAGGGATGGTTGTTCTTCTCCGGCTTCTCGTCGAGGTGCCCATCGCGCCGCCTCCTGTAATGATATTGCGAGGCCATCGCGCGGATCAGCACCGGGCAGCCAAGTCTTGATATCTGCAAGCCGGGCTGGCCCATGATCTGCTGACGTAACAACTTCTCCACCGCGAGCAGTCTGGGTGGGATGTCGTTGGTCGCACCCGGGTATGCCAGGAACCCATGGCTTTTGAGCACGTCGAACGCGGTCTCCTCGCTGTATTGCGAGCGCTGCGCGCCGGCCGGGTCGGCCACCACGTAGGATCGCTTGCCGGCGTAGGGTTCGTTCATCAGCCTTGGCCTGAGCCGTTCGGCCAGCATCTGGTGCAGCCCCATGTCGTCGGTCACGATCTCCTCGAAGATGAGATAGCGTCCGTGCGTGTCGACCTGGCCGATGAGCGCGCAGGGGGTGCGGCCGAAATCCATCGCGACCAGCAGGGGCCGCATCGGGTTGACCACCGTCTCCATGTCCACCACGTGGGTGTTGGCGTCGAACGACCGGCGGAACACCGCCTGGCCCGCGTTCGATGTTCCCCATTCGGAACGTATCTGCGTGGCTATGCGTTCCTCGGTCGAGCCAGACATCGCGTTTTCGTAATAACCGTCCGGCAGGTTCTCCAGGTTCTCCGCTTCCGGCGAGACGCCCGAAGGCTGGTGGAACAGCTTCCATTTCGGATCCGGATTGAGTACCAGCGCCTCGTGGTACGGGCTGTCCACGTCCCATGGGTTCGAGTCGGCGATCAGCCCGTGCCAGGTCGGCCCGCCGTTGAGCTTGCTCGGAAACCGTCCCAGGCGTTCGAGCAGCGCGGAGACGATCTCGTAGGGCACCTCGCGCACCTCGTTGATCCAGGCGCCGGTCAGCTGCATCGATAACAGCCTGCGCACGTCCTCCTTGGTGTCGAGCGGGATCATCACCCAGTCGGAATGCACGGCGGTGCCGTCTTCGAGATCGGCGCGTATCTGGATCGTGCTGTCGGTGACGAAATACCGGAGCATGGGATTGAGATACTGCATGACGTCGCTGAGCACGGTCGTGCGTAATTGTTGCATTGTATTACGTATCAGGGCGAAGCGCGTGCTACGCCGTCCGTTGGCGTCGGCCACCTGCTGGCGCGCCCGCCTGAGCAGCTCCATGATGCAGCCCATGGACTTGCCGCTTCCGACGGGGCCGACGATGAACCTTACCAGGTGGCCGTCCAGCATGAAGCGCTCGACGGTGGGTGGGGGGACGTAGGCCAGCTGGGTCGGGTCCTCCCCCGGCGCCGGGCTGGTCGGGATGATGAACGGGTCGATGGCGGCGTGGGGGAGATAACCAGTGGACCCCATGCCGCGCCCGCCCGGCATGAAGGGCCTGGGCACGCCGATGTTGGCGCTGGTCATGAGTATAATTTATCTTCCAGGTGGTCGATGACCGTCAGCTGCCTGTCCGAGATGTAGGTGTCCCGCCCATACTGCGCGATCTTCGCCAGCATGTCGGCGACGAAATTCTGTTCCCAGTTCGACATGCGTCCCGAGTTCTCGGCGTCGTGGAGGATCTCCTCCACGCGCGTGAGATCATGGATACCCTCGTCCATCATATCCTCCCCAGCAACAACAATATCAGCAACACCACGATGAGCAGGCCGACGATGCCGAACCCGTAACCGTATTGTGGGTAGGCGGCCCAGGAACCCATTCGGTAACCGTAACCACCGCCGAACAATACGATGATCAGGATCACGACGAGTATTATTCCAAGCGGGCTCATGATCTCACTCCACCAGTTCCCAGTCGTCGTCCAGCAGGTCCGCCTGTGAGCACACCCAGGGTACCAGGGCTCCCCGGGCGGTGCTGATATAAACGTAAGGCAGCGTCATCTTCGAGTGCGCGTCGGGAACCTGTAATGTCAGATACATGCCTTTGTCGTTCCATCCGGCGCGGCGCACGCGGTCTCCGGCGCGTAGCTGGTCGATGGCCCAACCGATATCGGTGTTGTTCATGATCGTGGACTCCCATCGGGGTTCCGCGTGATCGCGACGTTCGCCCACATCGCGCAGTCGCGTAGTTGCCGCAGCACGAACGTTTTATCAGGACCGGCGGGCAGCAGGTCGTCGATGTTGGCCACGAACACCTTGAACAGCGCGCGCGTGGTGTCCATGGTTTCCATCTGAGCGTCGGTTGGTTTTAGGTAACCGAACGTGGTGTCGTGCAAGGTGCTCATGACGTGAGTATCTCCTGGTTGTCCGGGTGTTCGACGTGGCTGTCGGGCGCGTGTTCGATGGTGGTGATGGTTTCCGTTTTGCCGGCGTTCTGGAACACGATGTTCACGCTGAAGCGTCCCACGCCGGGCCCGGCGCCGGCCACCACCGCGCCGCCGCGCGCGCCGGGCGGGTTGTAGACCCCGGCGATGGTGGCGTGCTTCTGCATGGCGTTGAGCCGGGTTTCGTTGGGTGTCCTGGGGTCGAGCATGATCTTCGCGGTCTCCGGGAGGGCGGCGAGCACCGCGTGGCCGGATAGTTTCTTGATACGGTCGTCGACGTTGTCGTCGCTCTCCCACACCGCGCGCATCTCCTTGGCGCGCCGGCGCACCATGGGCTGGTCGCGCAGGAAATCGCGCAGCCGCGATACGTCGGTGAAACCGTAACGGATGGCGATCTGCGAAAAGCTCTGCACGTTTTGCGCGACATCGACGCAGAACGCCCATAACAGCTGGGGGGACAGGTCGGGGGTGTCATCGCCCGTCTCCAGGATGGGCGTCGCGTCTATGACCGCGTTGACCGAAGCCTCTTCTTCATCTTCCAGGTCATCGAGGATATCGAAAGCGGGCGGGGGCGCGGGGACAACCACCTCCACTGGCGTGGAAAACTCAGTCGCGGTCTCGTCTTTTTCCCGTATGACCCAGGCGCTGAAAGGATTTGGCATTGGGTTCCATCGCATCTGGTTGCCAGATCAAGGGTTTATATGCCACATATGGCGCGCGTGCCAAACGCGTGATATCGCCGGCCCCCGGCGATACACGCGTCCTGGAACATAGGAGGAACGCGGTTGCCGCTCGCCCAGGCCGGCCTGTCCAGCTCCTCGCCGCCCGCCCAGGCACGTTCAGCGGGCGAGCATGGCGGCTTCCTGCGCGTCATCTCTCCCTCGCAACTGGACAACCGGGACCGCGAGGCGGCGGCGTACAGGCTATCCGCGAGCCAGAGACTCCAGACGCCCGACCTGGGGTCCTGGATCCGCCAGCAATGGTGGATATTCAGGAACCACCGCAACCAGGGCAACAATCCGCTGAACCAGCGTCTGCTCCGCGCGCAGCGTATGTTCGAAGGCAAGTACGACTCGGATAAGCTGTCGCAGATCCAGGCCTTCGGCGGATCGGAAGTATATTCCAGGATCGTCGCGAACAAGAGCCGGGGCGCCACCGCCCTCCTGCGGGACGTGTACCTGGGACCGACCCGGCCCTGGGAGATCGAGCCGGTCGCCGACCCGCCCATACCGCCCGACGTGCGCGCCGCCATCATCCAGCTCATCGCGACCGAGGTGCAGACGCTCCAGATGGCCGGCCAGCCGGCCCAGGAAGAGCAGGTGCACATGCGCTACGTGACCCTGTTGCACAGCGCGCAGCAGGCCGCCCGGCGCAACGCCATGACCCAGGCCGACGCCGCCTCCGACGCCATGGACGACATGCTCAAATCGGGTGGGTTCTACCAGGCGCTGGGCGAGTTCCTCCAGGACCTGCCGCTGTTCCCCTACGCCGTGCTCAAGGGACCCGTGGTCAGGATGGTGCCCCGGCTGACCTGGATCGACCAGCGACCCAGCATGCAGAACAAGCCGGTGATGTTCTGGGAGCGGGTCAATCCGTTCGACATCTACTGGTCGCCCGGCGCCTCGGCGCTGTCCGACGCCGCGATCATCCAGCGCGTGCGCTACACCCGCGCCGACCTCAACGATCTGCTGGGCGTGCCCGGCTACGACGAGGCCGCCGTGCGCGGCGCGCTGGCCGATTACGCCAACGGGTTGCGGGAATGGCTGGACGCGCCCGACCCGGAGCAGGCCATCAACGAGGGCCGCGAGGATCCATCGCTCAACCGCTCGCAGTACATCGAGGGGATCGAGTTCCACGGCAACGTGCAGGGCGAGACCCTGCTCCAGCAGGGCGTCAGCCCGAAACTCATTCCGGACGCGGACCGCGATTACATGATCCAGAGCTGGGTCGTGGGACGCTGGACGATAAAGACCCAGATCAATCCGTCACCGAGACAACGCCATCCGTTCTACATGACGTCGTTCGAGAAGGTGCCGGGCACCGTCGCCGGGCACGCGCTGCCCGACATCCTCGAAGACATCCAGGAGGTCGCCAACGCCGCCTACCGGGCGCTGGTCAACAACCTGTCGATAAGCTCGGGGCCGCAGGTCGTCGTCAACGACGAGATGGTCAGCCCGACCGAGAACGGCGACGAGCTGTACCCGTGGAAGCGCTGGCACGTGCAGGGCGACCCCCTCGGTAATCAACGCGAGCCGGTGACCTTCTTCCAGCCGCAGTCCAACACGCAGGAACTGCTGCTGGTGATCAATTCGATGAACACCATGGCCGACGAGCAGTCGGCCATACCCAGGTACCTGACCGGCGAGTCGCTGTCGGGCGGCGCCGGGCGCACCGCCTCGGGCCTGTCCATGCTCATGGGCAATGCCGCCAAGGTGCTGCAGACGGTGGCCGCCAACGTCGATACCGACGTGCTGGAGCCACTGCTGGAGAGCTTCTACGACATGATCATGCTGACCGACACGTCGGGGTTGCTGACCGGCGAGGAGCAGGTCACCGTGCTCGGGTCCACCGCGTCGGGCAAGCGCGACACCGACCGGCAGAAGCAGCTGCAGGCGCTGCAGATCACCGCCAATCCCATCGACGCGCCGATCATCGGCGAGATCGGCCGCGCCCGCCTGCTGCGCGCGGTGTTCGAGGGCATGGGGCTGCCCGACGACATCGTACCCGACGACCAGACCCTGCAGGCCCAGATGGACGCCCAGAAGCGCCTCCAGGCGATGGGGCAGGCCATGGTGGCGCACGCCCAGGGCCAGGGCATCGACGCCCAGCATCCCGGCCAGCAGCCGGAGCAGCCCGGCCAGCCGCCTCAGAAGGGCGCTGGCGGTGGTGGCGGTGGTGGCGCGGCGCGGCCGCCGGCACCGGTGCCGCCCGGGTTCCAGGGTGGCGAGGGCAGCGCCCAGGCGCAGGGTAACCAGACACGTCTGGCGCGGCCGCCTTCGCACAGCGATTACGCGCCGCACGTCAACGCGTTCGCCGGTGGCGGGCTGCCACATGCGTGAGATGGGTTCTTCAGGAGGACGACATGGCTGACTCAGGCAACAAGATGGAAAGCGCCACCGGTTCGGCGTCGAGCATGAAGATGTCCGGCGGCGGGTCGGGCGGCGAGAACTCCGGCCCCACCGGGTCTTCGCGCCATTATCCGAAGGGCAGGTCCATCCGTAAGACGGACTGGAACCCGGAGAAGAAGCCGGCCAGCACCTACGGCATCTGCGGGGTGTGACATGGCGGGATTATCGTTCGGGTCGGGCGTGGGCGGCATGTTGTTTGGCGGTGGCGCCGCCAATGCCGGCGCCGAACCGGTCCATGTCGGCGGCGGCAAGAACGCGCATGCCGTCGACATGGGCACGCCGCACACGGGGATGAAGAACACCCTCACCAAGGGCGATCCCCTGGCGCGGTCGATGGGCCACTATGGCAAGAAATCCGATCCGCTGTCGCACATACGCGGCGGCATGGGCGGCATGAAGCGTATCCGGGGCGGCCTGGGGCCCGGCAAGCTCGGCACGGCGGGCGCGTCGGACAAGGATTACAGTATGAAAAACACGGACCTGGAATGATTGATGAGCGACCGTGGTGGCGCCGCGTGCTTGATGGGTGCTGGGGCCAGTGTCCGTGCCGGCATTACGAGGACGCGGGCGGCTGCGGCGGCCAGTGTATCCGTTGCGGTAAGATCGTGGGTTATGTCACCAGGGCCCGATTGCGGGCGTATTTGGAGCGATCAAGGACGTGAGCGTTAATCTCGGATCGGAAGCCGTCACGGCGATCAAGGAACTGCGGGGCAACCCGCATTTCGAGCGGTTCCTCGACGCTTACGAGGTGTTCGCGCAGAACATGATGATCTCCTCGCTCGACGCCGACGTCACCACGCGCGTCGACAAGAGCGCCTACGCGCGCGGATTTCTGCACACCTGGCAGGCGATGGACTCGGCGTTCAACGACAAGCACGTGAGCCAGTCGAAGATGACCGTGTCGAGTAAAAGGGTTGGGGTGAATGTCTGAGACCAACTACGCGCCGCATATCCCCGACGCGGTTCGACGTGCATCGGCCCGCGCCGATGAGCTGGCGCGCGAGGCCGGCGTCGCCAATGTCCGCCCCCTGGACGAGGGCGACGCCGGGGAGGGCGTCACTCCGGTCGTGAATGGCGAGGAGGAGACCCCGGGCCAGCCGTTCGAGCTGACGCCGCCACCGGAACCGGAACCATCAAGGCAGCAACCCACGGTGGACTGGGAGCAGCGTTATAATACGTTGCAAGGTAAATATAATTCAGAGATCCCCGAGTTGCGCGGCCAGATAAACTCGTTACAGACAATGATCGCGCAGATGAATGTCCAGCCCAGGCGCGCCGAGGAGACGTTCGAACAACCACGGACGCGCCCCTTGCCGCCGCCCGTGCGCGAGATCCCGCGCGAGGACGTCGACACCTATGGCCAGGACCTGATCGAGGCGACGCAGCGCTGGACCGAGGCCAGACTGGCGCCGATGATCCAGGACCTGGAGCGCCGCGTGCTGTCCGTCGAGGGCGGCAACCAGCAGCTGGCGAGTTTCTCCATGCAGAACCGCGTCGACGCCGCGCTGGCGCGTGACATACCGGATTGGGACGTGATCAATCACGACCCCAACTTCATCCTCTGGCTCGACCAGATGGATATGTTCAGCGGTCGGAAGCGTAAGCAGATGATCGATGAAGCCTACAACGCGGGCGACGCCGCCCGCACAGTCGCTTTTTTCCGAGCGTACAAGAACGAGCAGACCGTGGTCGGCCAGAGGCCGGGGATACAGCCAGTCCAGACCGAGGTGACCCCTCCGGCGGACCGGTTACCCCTCGCTGATCTGGCGGTGCCGGGTCGAGGCCGAGCGGTCTCGTCGCCAGCGCCCGGCGCTCCCGAGCAACGCATCTGGACGGCGGCTGATGTAAACTCCTTCTACAGGCAAAAGCAGCAAGGTCGCTGGACGGGACGCGAGGCGGAAGCCGACCGTATCGAACGCGACATCATCGCCGCGCCCATGGAAGGACGCTTCCGTCAGTCATGACAATCATGCGTATGAAAGGAGCGGCCTCCAATGGCCATCACCATAGCAGCCACCCCGTGGGCTGGCGCCAACCAGACGCCCGCCTACCACGGCACGTTCATTCCCGAGATCTGGTCCGGTAAGCTGATCGAGAAGTTCTATTCCGCCACCGTGTTGTCGGCCATCGCCAACACCGACTACGAAGGCGAGATCAAGAACCAGGGCGACGTGGTGCATATCCGCACCAAGCCGACCATCACGATCCGCGATTATCAGGTCAACCAGGACCTGCTGATCGAGCGGCCCAGCTCCAACATCGTCGACTTCACCATCGACAAGGCGAAGTACTTCAACGAGGCGCTGGACGACATCATGGAGGTGCAGAGCGACATCAACCTGCTCTCCCTGTGGTCCGACGATGCCTCGGAGCAGATGAAGATCGTCATCGACACCGACGTGCTGACCACCATCGACGCCGGCATCGTCGCCGCCAACAAGGGCGCCACGGCGGGGCGCATCTCGCTCAACATCAACCTGGGCGCCACCGGCGCGCCCATCGCGGTGACCCCGCTCAACGTCGTCGACAGCATCGTCGACATGGGCACCGTGCTGGACGAGCAGAACATCCCGGAGACGGGGCGCTGGCTGGTCATCCCGCCGTGGGTGGCGGCGATGATCAAGAAGTCCGACCTGCGCAACGCATCCATATCGGGCGACGGGGTGTCGATGACGCGCAACGGGCGCCTGGGCATGATCGACCGCTTCACGCTCTACTCGTCCAACCTGCTGCCGACGGCGGCCGAGGGCGCGGCGACCGCGTTCCGCGTGTTCGCCGGGCACCCGCACGGGCTCACCTTCGCCAGCCAGATCACGAAACTTGAGCAAATGAGGAGCGAACGTTCGTTCAGTACGCTGCTTCGTGGGCTCCAGGTATACGCCAGTAAGGTTCTGGATGGTATAGCAATTACAGAGCTTTACGCAATCCGAGGCTGAGTTTTATATCCCTGATGACTTTTGCATCTTTACACTTTCGGTTAGGTTGGTTATATAACCGACTTCACCAAGGAGTGAGGACCAGCAAATGGCATCAGGGGTATATTTCATCCGCCACCGGGAGAGCGGAAAGATGTATGTCGGCATCGCGACACGGATCGATCACAGGCTGAAGACACACCAGTGGAAGCTGGAACGGGGTGAGTCGCATAACTCACGCCTGGCCGCCGCGTTCAAACATTCGGGCGGCTGGGATGCGTTCGAGACTGGTATATTGGAAGAATGCCCGGTCGAGTTCCTGGAAGCGCGGGAGCAGCATTGGGTAAATACGCTGAAGCCAGGTTATAATATTCGTTACGTGGTGACGTCTAACAGAGGTGCCGTGTTCTCAGCTGAAGCTGTTACACGTAAACGTGCGTGGGCTTCTGAACCAGCGAATAAAGAGTTGCTCGCTGAACGGCTGGCCTACGGACGCAAGGTTCGTTGGGAGGCACCCGGCGCCGCCGAACGTCAGAGTGAGATGATGAGCGCCGTGCGCGCGAAGAAGCGCCGCACCCAGGAAGACATCGAGGCGATGATCGCCGCCGCCAGCCCGCATTGGATGCTTCAATCGTTGGCTGGCACCAAGACCAAGGACAAGATCACGATCCATTGCGCGAAGCACGACGCGGTGCATAGCGTGACGGTGAACATGCTGGTGTCGCGCCAGCAAGGATGCCGTGCCTGTGGGTTCGAGCGGTCGTCGGAGAAGCAGAAAGGCATCGTGAAGCCGTCATTGGTCGCGCGGTGGGATCGTCAGGGACGTAAGACCGACGCGGACCTGAAAGCCTGGAAACGAGATTACGACCGTAGTTACCGCCTCCGACCAAAAGGAGTTGTCATGGCGAAACGTGTTTACGAAGGCTCGCCCGCCGACATCAAAAAGGACAAGGCGGGCGCCAGGAAGATGGGCGTCTCGATGAAAGCCTATGAGAAAACCCCACGCGACCGCGCCGAGGACAAGGCCGGCCAGCGGCAGATGTATGGGAAGCGCAAATGAAACGGCCCACGACGTTGCCCGGTATGAAGTCCAAGGCCTCTCCATCCAAATCCGGTGGCGGTGGTGGCCGGCCACCGCCTTCCAGGGGCGCGCTGCCCACGGCGCCCCTGCCGCCGCCCGGCATGGGCCTGGCCGGTGGCGGCGGCGGTCCGGTGGCGGGCGCGCCAGGGGCTCCCAGCGGCTCCGGCTCGCCCTCCGTGCCGCCTTCCCCGCCCATGGGGTTCCGCAAGGGTGGCAAGGTGGGCAAGGTCATGAAGGGGAAGGGCCGTGGCCGTTAAGCGCAAACGCCGGGGTTACGCCGAGGGCGGCGAGGTGGAGGACACCAGCAAGGACAGTGGCTACTCCTCCTGGTCGGGCGACGATGACGAGGATCCCAACAAGCCGAAGATCAAGGGCGGCGGCAGCTTCGCCGGCGGCTTCGCCAGTGGTTTCACGGGTGTGCTCGGCAGCGCGATGGGTGGGATGATGGGCGGCGCGGGCGGCGCGGGCGGGATGATGGGGGGCATGATGGGGGGCAAGGCCAAGGGTGGCCCGGTGAAGCGCGTGATCAGGAGAAAGCGCTGATGGCCAAGAAACCCCCGCCGCGACGGCGCGGCTACGACATCGGCGGTTCCGTCGACTATGACCCCAACGCGCCGCGCATCAGTGGCAGCAGCATGGGCGACAGCATATCCAGTTCGTTCAGCAACACGATGTCCAGCGCCACGAAGGGGAAACGGATCTACGACCAGCTGAGCAAAGCGGGGAGGTCAAAGGATGACCCGAACGCGCCGGTGCCATCCCGCTACGATCAGACCAGGGCGATGAACGACGATCTGACGTCCGGGGTTTACGCGCGCGGGGGTAAGATCAGGCACACGGCGGGGCCCAGGATAGGCAAGGACGATGGGCTCATACCGGCGCAAAAGGGCGAGTGGGTCATCCGCAAATCGGCGGTCAAGAAGCTCGGTTCCAAGGTGCTGGGGCAGGTCAACAAAGGACGTTTGCCTCATAGCAGAGGGCGTTGATCCATGGCGCGCACGTTCGGCACCCTCATCGGCGAGGCCCGCACCCTCTTGCAAGATAAACTTGGCACCAACGGTGGCGCGCTGAGATACACCGACGACGAGATGTTCGAGTCCATCAACGCGATGCTGGCCGAGGTGCGCACCAAGCGGCCGGATCTGTTCCTGCCCATAGGGTTGCGCAAGGCGCTGGCGTTTTACAGTTCCGCCACCGACATGAACGTGGCGTTCCCACTCGATACCAGCTGCTATTCCGCGTTCGTGTATTACCTCGTGGGCCGCGCGGAACTGCGCGAGGATACCTTCAGCGACGACAGCCGCGCCGTCAGCCTGATGAACAAATCGCTTTCGCAATTACTCACCATATCGAGTTAGGGGCAGCGCATGACACCTGGCCGGTTGCCCCTGTCCCTGTATCGCGGCGATACCTACCGCTGGCAGTTCAAATTGTGGCTGGACACCGCGCGCACGCTGCCCGCCGACCTGTCGGGCGCTTTCGCGCTGGCGCAGATCCGCGACAAGGCCGGCGGCACGCTCATCGTGTCGATGTCGTGCACGGTGACCGTGCCCAATTTCATCGACATGGTGCTGTCGGCGACCGACTCGGCGAAACTGCCGAACTCCGGCGCCTGGGATCTGCAGGTCACCTACGCCTCGGGTGACGTGGCGACCGTGCTGGGCGGTCCGGTCAACACCACCGCCGACGTTACCACCGCCGCCGCCGTGACCACCGCCGTGGCGCCCGCGCGACTCGTGGCGGCGCGGCGATGAGCGGTAACGATGTCATAGCCATCGACGTGACCCTGCTGCCGATGGTCTGGTCGGTCGACGTCGAGGTGGATGACGGCGCGCCATTGCTGGTGGATGTGTCCATGGGTGGCGCGCCCGGCGAACCGGGCCCGCCCAGCACCGTCCCAGGGCCGCCTGGGCCGTCCGGCCCGCAGGGTGCCCAGGGCGAACCGGGTACGCCCAGCACCGTCCCAGGACCGCCTGGGCCGGCCGGGGCGCAGGGTGCTCAGGGCGTGCCCGGCACGCCGGGCACCGCCGGGCCGCAGGGCACCGCCGGGCCGCAGGGACCGCAGGGCGCGGCCGGCACCGGGATCAACATCAAGGGGCAGGTGCCGAACGTGGGTTCGTTGCCGCCCACCGGCAATTCGGATGGTGACGCTTACGTCGTCCAGGCCACCGAGGACCTGTGGATCTGGGACACCGAGACCGGCACATGGATCGACGCCGGTCCGATCCAGGGTCCGGCCGGGCCGCAGGGCGCGCCGGGACCGGCCGGGCCGCAGGGCACCGCCGGGCCGCAGGGACCGCAAGGCGCCACCGGTGCGCAAGGCACCACCGGTTTCATCACCGAGCCGGTGGGCGCCGGCACGTTCGGGCGCGTGTCCACCGGGGCGTGGCAGCGCAGCGTGGCGCTGAGCGGCGATACGATGACCGGCGGGCTGACCGTGGGCGGCGACCTGCGGGCCAACGGTTGGCTGATCGCCGCTTACAATACCAACCAGACGCCACCCCCGGACCCACTCGGCCCCGCCGGCGCCTACATCGGCTGGAACCACACGCAGGGCGGCGGCGAGGTGAATTTCTACAACAGCTACAATTCGGGAGGTACCAGTTTCGACTGGCGTCAGGTCACTGGCGTGAACGCTGAAAAAACCCTGATGCGTCTTCGGTCTGATGGCTATCTGTATCTGAGCGGTAGCGGCGTCTCATACAACGTGCTGACGGCTGGGCAGAACTTCATCGGGTTTGGTTGGACGGGGAGCGCCGTGCGCGCCTTCGTGGATGGTATCCCCCAGGGCGACCTCGCCTTCCAGAGCTGGGTCACCGACAACTTCGCGCCCTCCAGTGGTGGCTCCTACGTCCTGAAATCCGGCGACACGATGACCGGCAAGCTGGTCCTGTCCGGTGACGCGGTGCAACCTTTGGAGGCGGTCGCGTGGCGGCAGATCCAGGCGCTGCAGCCTTACCAATGGGTCAAACGCGGCCCCGGGCTGTATGGTTTCCGCTACTGGTCCACGTGGTATACCAACAACCTGGGCAAGGCGATATACCTCAGTATCCTTCTGAACGGACAGACCGGACCGACCGTCGAGCTGCGCATCAATAACGTCGCGACGGACATTCTGGCGCGCGCCGTTTTCACCATGCCCCTGAGTTCCACGACGAGCCAAACCCTGTTCGCGATGATACCGGCCGGGACGACCTATAGTCTCTGGGGCGGCGCCAACGCGACTGCGGGCACGATGAACTTCATCGAAGCCTGGTGGGAGACGCTGTGATGGACGTTCCACGGTGATGACAGCATGTGAGGAGTTTGGAAATGAGTGAGATACAACAGGATATCCTGTCCCTGCCGGCGATGGTGACGATGCCCGTCGGCCGGTGGAACCAGATCCTCGAAGCCCTGGGCGGCCATCCCTGGCGCGAGGTCAACCCGTTGATCGTGGACATCCACCGCCAGATCGAGGACGCGGTGAAGGCACGCCACGAGCCACCGAAAGCGCGCTCCGAGCCGACGGGCGTGACGCCGGCCATGCTCATGACGCGGGAGCCACGGGCATGAGTGGCAGCGTATCCGGGTCGTCGCCGAACTGGATAGCCGGGTACGTGCCGCCGGCTACCGAGTGGAACAACCTGTGGGCGGGCAAGGCGGACCGGACGTCTCCGGCGTTCACCGGCGCGCCGTTCCTGCCCCTGGGGGGCGGCACCATGAGCGGCGCGCTCAACCTGCGCGCGGGCGCTCCAGGCGCGAACGAGGCGATCAGCAAAAGCTACGCGGACGCGCACTATGCGATCATCGGAAGTGGTTCCGGTGGGCCCATCACCGGTTCCTCCGGGGATTTCGCGGTCGGTGGCAACCTGTCCGTCGCCGGCTCCTCCACGCTCAACGGCGCCACCACGGTCAACGGCGTCCTGTCGGCCTCCAGCGGGCACATCAACGGTAATTTCAGTGTCGGAAGTAAGTTCTCCATCGACAGCGTCACCGGTCAGCTGAGTTCCGGCGCCATCACCGCCGCCCAGAACATCCTCGCTTCGACCTCGGGTATCGGTCTTCCGTGTGTCTCGGTCTATTCCAGTCATATCCCTTCCGGCGGTGGTCCGTCCGGTGGTGGCATGTGGGTCGATCACACCACCAGCGTGACGGAAGACAATCTTATCCTGGGCTCGGTCGACTCTTCCGGAGCCCCCCTGGTGCCATGGTTCGGTGTCCACCTTAACACGCTGGGCCTGTTCTCCACCGGGGACGTGTTCTTCACCATGGCTGGTGGGGCGCTCTGGTTCGGTAACCTCACCACCTGGGTGCTGAACTCGCCGACCGCGCAGAAACCTGGTGGGGGAACCTGGGCGGCGTCGTCGGACGAACGGATCAAGCGGGATGTCGTGGGTTATGATCAAGGGCTGGGCGCCATCCTGGCGCTGCGTCCGGTGCGTTATCGCTATCGGGATAACTGGTCCCGCAGTGGTCAGCGCGAAGGCCGGCTATCCGACGAACAGGACATTGAATACGTTGGCCTGGTCGCGCAGGAAGTCGAGGCGGTCATGCCCGAGATGGTCGGACGTATCGAGGCCGAACTGGATGGCGTGGGCCCGGTCGATGACTTCCGCACGCTGAACACGACGGCGCTCACGTTCGCGCTGGTCAATGCCTGCAAGGAACTGGCGGCGCGCGTGACCGCGCTTGAGCAACCGTAAGGCACGCATATGTCGTCCACTCTCATCAACCGCCCGGAAGCCAGGACCACCTTCAGCTCCGCGATTGGCGAGTTCGTCATCGGGTTCAGCCCGATTGAACGAACCGTCGGCGGTGGCGGTGGTCCGGTCGAACCCGACGTCGATACCGGTCCGGGTGGTCCCGCCGATGGGTCGGTGGGTACCACGGGCGGCTTCGACCGGCTCTACGACAACATCCAGACGCTGCTGCCGGCGATCACCCTGCCGGTCATCCAGATGGAGTTGTGGAACGCCATTCAGGAGTTCTGCATCCGGAGCACTTACTACCGGAGTAAGATCAACTGGGTGATGGGGCCGGGCGTCAGCACGGTGGACTTCAATCCGTTCAACGCCGAGATGAGCGTGGTCTGGGTCCTGTACGCGCACGGCCTGACGCACTGGGAGATCAATCCGCCGGCGCAACTGGTGGATTTCATGACGCCAACGGCGCAACGTTCCGGCTGGGCACTGGTGGCGCTGCGTCCCATACGCTTCGACGTGATCAGGCTGAACGTGCTCCCCGAGCTGTTCACCACCTGGTTCGAGACCATGCTGGACGGCACCATCGCGCGACTGTACGCGATGCCGGCCAAGCCGTGGTCGGCGCCGCAACTGGCGCAGTACCACGGCACGCGGTTCCGCCAGGGCATGATGCGTGCCCGCGATATCGCCGAGCGGCTGCACTCGCACCAGCAGTCGCCACGCCGTGCCTTCCCGTACTTCGCGCATGGGAGGCGGAAGCAATAAATGTTGGTAGAGCGCATCAACAAAGAGACCACCGACATCGCGCGTATCGTGGGCGATATGCTGTGGTGGCTGGATCCGGGTGAGACGATCACGGAAATCCTGTCCCAGGAGATCATCCAGGGCATGTCCGGCTGGTCGGAGGCGCCCTATCCGCCGCCCAACAGTCCACCGGCTTATGACCCGACACCCGTGATGATACGCGACGCGGAGATGGACGCGTCCAGCACGCAGATTATCGTGTTCACCGAGTTCGGCACGCCGGGCCTGGCATACACGTTGCGGTTCGTGCTGCGGGGGACGTCGACCAGGGAAGTCACCATCGAGCTTGGCGTGCAGGTCACCGGCGTCCCTCCGGTGCGACCCATGCCGTTGCCGCCGCCCGACCAGGGCGCGGGAGGAGGGTCCAACGCGGCGTATCTGAACATCCTGGGCGGTACCATGCAGGGACCGCTTTACCTGTTCGAAGATCCGACGTTCCCCACCGAGGCGGCGACCAGGGCCTACGTGGACAGCAAGGTCGCCAGCGGGGGTGGAGGTGGGGGTGGAGGTGGGGGTTCCAGCGGGTCCTTGCCACTGACCGGAGGCACGTTGACCGGTCCGTTGTTCCTCCCCGTGGCGCTGCCCACCATCGATACGCAGGCGACAAACAAGCTCTACGTGGACGAGCGGGATGACGTGCTTCAGGGCGAGATCGAGCTGCTGGCGGAGAACCTGCTGTTCGTGGGTCAGTGTCACGTACTGACGGACACCACGCTGTTCACGGTGGTGTCGGGTATCACGCCTTCGCCGGGCCCGCTTCCCCCCGCCCAGCCCAGCTATAAAGGTTATTACGTCATCGTCGTGGACAACGGCCGGCCTCCCGTCGGGTCGAACATCCCGGCTGACGACTACACACAACATGACTGGTTGATCTGCGACGGGACCGTCTGGGTACACCTGAAGCTGGGGCTGAAGTTCTTCACCGCGTCCGAGATCGCCGTCATACCCCCCATCCAGGGTAACCAGGACGTGCAGGCGGCTCTGACGTGGCTCAATACGAATAACGTGGCTTCCTGGAACACCCGCACGGGCGCGGTCACCATGACGTTGGCCGATGTGACCGGCGTGGGCGGCGCGCCGCTGGCGAGCCCCACGTTCACCGGGATACCCTCGGCACCCACCGCCACCGTCGGGACCAATACCACGCAACTCGCCACGACAGCGTTCGTCCTGGGTCAGGTCGCGGCGGTTTCCTCGGGCGTCACCACCTGGAACACTCGTACTGGTAACGTCACATTCACCACCAAGGACTTCACCGACGTGGGCGGTGCGACCACGGCTTACGTGGACGCCAAAGTCAGTGCCAGTACCGCCGGTGTCACCAGTTTCAACACGCGTACGGGCGCGGTCACGCTGACGTCGTCGGACGTGACCGGCGTGGGCGGTGCGCCACTGGCGAGTCCTACGTTCACAGGCACGCCCTCGGCGCCCACCGCCGGCCTCGGGACCAACACCGCGCAACTCGCCACGACGGCGTTCGTCATGGCGCAGGTCGCCTCGTCCGTCACGGGCGTCGCCACCTGGAATGGCCGCTCGGGCAATGTCACGATGGCCATGGCGGACGTCACGAACGTGTTGCCGTCCTCCAACGCCGCGCCGAGCATGAACGGCGCCGTGGCGGCGGGCGTGTCCACCGCGTGGGCGCGCGGCGATCACGTCCATCCGGTCGATACGTCGCGCTACGCGGCGAGCAACCCGAGCGGCTACCAGACGGCGGCGCAGGTGTCGTCCGCGATCAGCGGCTATCTGCCCCTGACCGGGGGCACGCTCTCGGGAAACCTGAGGGTGAACAACGCGGATATCTTCTCGACATCCAATATCGGCCTGCCTTGTGTCGCGGTTTATGCACAGTCCACGGGCGGGTCGGCGGGCATGTGGATAGACCCCAGCCTCTCGCCGACACAGGCGTTGCGTTGGGGTCAGACGGATACCTCCGGCGCTCCCATACAGGAGTGGGGAGCCATCTCGTTGAACGTCATCGGACTGAGAAGCACGGCCGATGTGAACTTCGTCATGACCGGCGGCGCGGTCTGGTTCGGTAACCTTACCAATTGGCAGCTGAACGCGCCAAACGCGTTGAAACCGGGTGGTGGTTCGTGGGCGGCGTCATCGGATGCGCGGATCAAGCGGGACGTCGTGGACTACGACCGTGGGCTTGAGGCCATCATGGCGCTGCGTCCGGTGCGCTACCGCTACAGGGACAACTGGTCACGCGGGGGGCATCGTGGCGGAAGGATCGGCGACGACGAGCGGGATGATGCTGAGTACGTGGGTCTGGTCGCGCAGGAGGCTGAGCAGGCCATGCCTGAGATGGTGAAGCGGATCCCGGCGGACCTCGATGAGGTAGGACCCATCGATGATCTTCGCACGTTGGATACGACCGCGCTCACCTTCGCCATGTTGAACGCCATCAAGGAACTCGCCGTACGGCTGGACGCAATGGAAAAAGGAGGCTTTCGTGGCTAAGTCAGGACCTAAGAACGTCAACCCGAGCTCTCGCGGCAGCTCGCCCACGCATGTCGTGGCCGGTGGGCCGGGGCACAGCTTCGCCCAGCAGCCCATCCCCGGCCCCACCTCGCCGGGCCAGCCCATCGCCATGAAGAAGGCACTGGCGAAGAAGTCCCCGCGCGGCACCGCCACGGGTCAGGCCGGGACGTTGCGCTGATGGACGGATCGCTGGCGCTCTACAAAATGGCCATGGTGGGCACCGCCATCGACAACCTGCTGGTGGCGCACCATGGTCTGCGGGACTCGTTGAACGCGGACCACCTGCCGTTCGACGCGTCGCTCACGGCCGCCATCGAGCGCTACGGCAACACGCCAATGTTACATTTGTGGAACGAATGCCGGCTGGTCGAGGCGTTGCGCGTGGCCTGGACCGACGCGTGGAGCGAGGAACGGCAGAAGGTCGAGGCATGACGGTTGATCATGTGAAGGGGTAAGGTCATGCCTACGTTTACTAATACCGGTACGAGTTTTTTACGTTCTTCCAGTGGTGCCGCCGCCGTTAGCGCTGCCAGCACGTTGACGTCCATGGCACATTCCGCCGCCGTCGCCAGGGCCAATAATCCGCGCGTCAATCCCATCATGACCACGCCACCCACGATAACCGCGAGCGGGACGCCGACAGCCGGATTGAGCAATGTCTGGATCAACACAGGCCCAAAAGCGGCGGCGATCAATTATCTGGGAGGGCAGCCAGCTTTGGACGGCGCGCTGTTCACGCAACTGAACAGCGTCACCGTGAATGGTGGTTATACACCCTTCCTGGGACGTTTCGAAATAGTAGCGGACGCGGTGAAGGTCATGTTCACCGTGTTAAACGTCGCGGGTTCCGCGACCGCGCGATTTATCGTCAACGGCCAATACGTATCCCTCACGCCGACGGCACCCGTCGCTGGCGGGGGGTATATCACTCTGGACTTCACGGCGGCGGGCGGACGCGCGGTTCGCACGATCACCATGGAGGGTAATGCGGCGCTGCATTTCCAGGCGGTGACGGTAGGCCCAACGGAGACCGTCACGCGACCGGCGGGCCTGCCCCAGCGCATGTTCGTGGTGGGGGATAGTTGGGTGGCGGCGGGCGGAGCGAGTATCGTTTACAACGCATTTCCCCAGGTGATGGCGGATCTGTTGGGTATTCGCGATATTTGGAATGGCGGCGTCGGCGGCACCGGATACCTGGCCACGGCATCAGGCACGCAGAGAAACTACCGGCAACGATTGTCCGATATGATAACGGCGGCACCGGGTATCGTTGTGATAGAAGACGCGTCAAACGATCTGGCGTTCACCCCGGCGGCGGTCCAGACCGAGGTAATGACGTATCTTTCCGCTATTATCCAGCAACCAGTACTGACGGGAGTTCCAATTGTCGTGACCGGCATCAACGGAGGCAACATACCAACCGCCACCACGGCACCGTTCGAAACCGCCATCGCGAATGCCGTCGCGGCGATCAATAATCCGTTGGTTTATTTCATTCCAAATATAAGCAGCCCAGCCGGGCCGTACATGACCGGCACCGGTAACGCGACGGCGCCCAACGGTACTGGCAATTGCGACCTTTATATCAGCTCTGACAACACACATCCGAACGACGCGGGACACGCCTACATCGCGCG